TAGTTCTTTTATGTATTGGGATCATTATAAAAAATATGACATTAAAAAATTAATTAAGACAATTAAAGATTACGCTAGTCGAAGATCTTTAGATAGTCATGCTGTTTATAATGATATGAAAATTTTTGATCTAATGGAACATGAATTTAATGCAAATGATATTTTAGATTTTCTTCAAAATAATCTTTATTATTCTGAAACGGTACTTACAAGAGATAGATCAATTAAATTTAATTATTATTTTCTATCTTTCATTTTACAAACAAGAAAAAGAGGAGATTTAAATCTCCTCAAAAAGTTTGATATCAATTAGATTGGTAAGTCTGATCCAGGTTCATCAGCCACTCTTATAGCACGAATAGTTAATGTATTATCAGGAAGTGTTAAACCAAGATTCTCAGCAATTGCTTCCATCAATTTAGTTTGTGCTTCTCTTTCAATACTTTCAATTTTTTGTTTACGTAAAGCGTCCCATTCTTCTTGTGTATAAACAGGTTCAACTGGTTCTTGAGCTACTGGAGCAGTAAATACTCCATCAGCGTATGTTGACCCTGCGACAGGTACTTCTTGGCCCTCTGTCAGTTCTACATAAACAATTCCACATTTTGGAACATCAGCAGGTTTGAACTTAGGGTTATCACTCTCGATTACGGAACCTTTAACAATTCCATCTTTTACTTCAATCCATCGTTTCATATTAATATTCCTTAATTTATTTTCCAAATTATGAGTTTCGCGGCTCCACCTTTAGATCCAGGTCTGCGGTAGCGACTGCCTCCACCTAGTCCACCTGCACCCCAACTAGATGCCTCATTGACGTTTTCACTATTGGCCTGAGTACCAGAAGAGTATCGTTTTGTCGAACAAGGCCCAACGGAGAATCCACCTCCACCATTTCCACCAGCACCTTCATTACCGTCTTGACCTTCGCCTCTACCACCAGCAACACGACCATCGCCACTGCCACCAGTACCTCCAGCACCTCCACTCGCTTCGCCTGTGTCACCTGCTCCACCCCCTACTAGGGTTAACAGATTACCTGCGACATCGCCTGCTAGTGTCGTGTCAGCACCGGCACTACCGAGTCCACCGGAAACACCATAAACACCGCCTGCACCTGCGGCACCAAGAACAGCAGTTAATGTAGCATCGGCAGATACGTCAATAGTACCTCCACCGTATTCGCCTGCCCCTCCACCGGAACCGGCAGCTATTTGATCGGAACTGGCTCCACCCCCGCCACCAGCGGCGGTTCCTGTCCAACCGAGAGTGTTCCATGTTGAAACATCTATCGTATCATTTTCTACAAGTACATATACTTCAGCCATAATTTAGTCCTCACAATTAGTTGGGTAAATGTCGCCAACATTGTCAGCGGCACGGATAGTTCGGATTGTCTCCACCTGTGTAGGGAGGGTTATACCAAGGTTTTCGCAGATTGCCTCAAGCATCTTGGTTTGTGCTTCTGGTTCTAATTTTTCAATACAACGCTGTCTACGGAGATCATGTAAGTCTTGTTCTTCTTTTGTAATCATTAGTTAGCTTTCCATATTATTAGTTTCGAGTGTCCGCCATCGGAGGCACTATTATTTCCAATGTTTCCTCCACCACCTGCGCCGAATGCGGCATTTTTGGCGGAAGTACCGTCAATACTTTGTAGATCGCTTGTTAGATTAGCGGCTGTAGTACCTTGACTCATACCACCGCCTCCAGAAGCTATCGTACCAGTTCCACCTTTACCTCCAGGAGATCCGTCTACTCTTCCCGAACCTGTACCACCAGTTCCACCTAGTCCTACAGTGTCAGATCCATCACCGCCTTTACCGCCAACCAGTTCCAGTATTGTAGTGGTGCCATCAGCAACTATTGTGGTATTGGTTGCGTCTGTACCAGCAGTAGCGCCACTACCTGCAGCACCTGCTCCTGGAGATCCCCCACTGATTTCGATGGATGTGTAGGAAGATACATCAATAACTCCACTACCAAACTCACCTGCGCCTCCACCACAACCCGTGCGATTGTTGTTATCAAGCATAGGGGGGTTATCTCGGTACGGATGATACTCGGACAACAACATGGCTTGGTTTTGCGTCATCCATCTGTGGAAGAGGTAACCTTGAACCTTGTTGCGATCCTCTTGGCTCAGTACGTCTGTGATTAGAATCTCACCTACGTAGGCATTAATGGATATAGCATCGCCACCAACAGTATCCACAAGGATCGGATCGGCGGCATTGTTAACGCCCGGATGGACGTAGCACTTCCCGTTCAGATAGAGCCTGCGGCGGGACTCATTAAGCACGTTCGGAAATGCCCATGAATAGAGCCAAGGTAGGCCGTTAACGTATCCAGTATAAGTACCGGGTATATCGTTGTCCGCAAACGCATACGACTGATAGTTCGTCTGCATCGCACCTCCACCCTCATAACCTAGCGTGGTTGTGTTGGCGTATATCTCGTTCGTGCCGCCTTGGAGGTACATGAACCCACGACCATTCGTATTGACATTTTCCTCAATCCAATGTACCTCTTTGCCGTACAGATCAACATCAGTGGCAAACTGCAACTCTGAAGTGTTCGAGTACTTTACTGTCTGCCGTCCGCCGAGAATGTCATGGTCAGTAGCCAGATACTCCGGCTTGGTACCCGTTATTCCACCAGAGAGGTCATTGGAACCTTTCTTGTCAGCCCAAGCATCAATGTCACCCAACGTTTCGGTTATCGTAGTTGCGTCTGAAGCATCATACCAATGGTGTAAAAGATCACCTAATTCGGCAGGTGTCCAGAGTTCAGCACTGACTGCACCGGCACCACCACCTCCACCTGCGGCTGTGCCATACCACTCTAATTCACTCCAAGTGGATACGTCAATAGTCCTACTATTATTTCCTAATATTGTATGTACATTAGCCATTAGTTAATTTCCTTTTTTAATCGTCTAATAGTAACAATATAAGCATTGCCGTTTCGCCATCAATTTGGCCACTTTCAGCAAGATATGTTACAAAGTTTATATAGTGAAACATTTTTAAATTTCCTTCTTATCCGTAAGCTTGTCCATACTGTCCAAGATAATTAGTTCCATCATAGAAAATAGTTAATGTATCAATACTACCGCTTACTGGAGTAATATTAAGCGTATGTGGTGCACCACCACCAGGAAGTAAAACTTCTGATGGAAGCGTAACATCAATAAATGGCGCTGCAGTAGCCTGACAAAATTTAAGTAGATATGATGCTCCGTCTTGTGGATTACTAAATGTTAATGTAACTCCACCAGATGGTGCTGAATCTAAATCAATGATTTGTCCATTACCATCATTCCAATCAATATTTTGTGCTGATGTACTTGGAGTATGAGTAGCGGGTAAAGCTGAATAAATTTGTCCATGAACAACAAATTCACCAGTTCCTTCTACAGTATATGCACCTTGAATATCTGAATAATTAGATGAATCAGGTGAAGTAGTATAAGTAGGAATACCTGCATTTTTAATTGTTAAATCAGAAAGTACATTTGTACCTGGATTAATTGTACAAGAATTATCAAAAATAAATTGTGATGGTGTAGATACTGTTACTTCATCAAGATCAATATAACAATCAGTAAAGAAATATTTTGCGTCAGTAATACTACCACTAAAAATATTAGCTTCGTTAAAAGCTAATCCTTTAAACATAAACCACGATTTTTCAATATCATCAGGACCATCAATTTTAAATGTATTTCCAGAAACTGCTGGTAAGTATGCAGAAAGTATATTTTCTCCTGGAATATTAGGTGATTCATCTGCTTTAGTTGCAACTATATGCATTTGATTATAAACATCAGTTGCTCCACTAACAGTAACAAAGTTATCTTCAATAGAAGCTTCACCAATATTAAGATTTTGATTAATATTGATATATCTTTTTTGGATAAAATCAGTTTGAGTACTCCAAGGATAAGCAGCTTCATCACCAAATGCTTGACCAATAGAACGATAAGGATCCCACATTGAATGACCAACAGTAAAGTCTTTAGTTCCAGCTAAGTCTTCTTCAACATATAAAGTATTTCTTAATTCAGCATTATAAGCACTTAATGGATAACCACTCATTTCAGTTGTAAATTGTAACATAACAGATTGAGATTGAGCTGTTGCAGTCCAACCATTTTCAGTGTCATAAGCTTCTACAATACCTGAAACTTCACCAGCAGTTACACCACTTGTACCTGCTGATCCAATTACCCAAGCATTACTTCCAGCATTCCATTCTAAGCGATCACCAGTATTAAGCAATGATGGTATATAACTTACATCATTAAGTCCACTAAGAGTATCACTTCCAATACCCCATGTTCCACTTGTAGCATTTACATGTGAATAAACATTATTCCAATCAAGATAATTATCATTAACAGTATTATATGTCCAATTCCAATTTGCACTTCCTGCTTGAACGGTTGTATTAAGACCGCTTAAATCAAGACTTGCTAATTGTGCTTCATTTGCAGCAACTCTCACATCTAATGCATCTATTTCCGATTCTAAGATACCAGATGTCACTGCAATGTCATTTCGGACTGAGTTATAAATGATTAAATCGTTATCATATAATCTCATTAAAGATCTATTAATTACATTATGACCGATAAATTCATTAACATAAATTTGAATTTTTGATTTGTCGGTTAAATTAAGTGACATATTAAGCTCCTATTTTCCTGTCCAAATTATTTTCCATAGTTGCGTATTTGCTGGCGCAACTTTCTTTGCAAATTCTCTAACAGCTCGTTCTACAATACGTTGAACAAGTAATCTTTGTTCTTCATCTACGATTGATTCATTAAGCTGACTATTTTTAATTTCAATTGAGTAAACGTTAGATTTATGCTCAGCACCAAGCCCAGCACGTGCTACTCCTTTGATTCGTTCAATAAATTGATAATCCCAAATTCCACCAGATAATGTTTCAACAATTTCCATATTAACAACAGTACCAGAACCTTCAGGAATTGGGTTATTTACAGTTTCTGAGTTACCATAATTAGTACCAAGATCATAAGATGTCCAAATAATATTTCCATTTGTTCCGATTCTATCATAAACTCTTGTTCCACTAAGTTGAACAGCATTATAAATTGCACTAGTTGAATCATTAATTACAGAATTTACATCGTATTTATAATCTGCAAATCCTTGTAATGGAAATTCATCCATATACATATCACCAGTATCAAAATTATAATAAACTAAATCAACTGGTATTTCAGACATATGAGCAAAATGTACTCCACTAAGAATAGCACGAGGTAATCCTGATAATTCATTCCACCAACCAGAAGTATAATCACAAGGATTATAAACAACTACATTTTCTGGTAGTTCACTATATGTATCTTTATCAAAATTATAATAACGAGTAGCATTTAAACTATTAGTTTTAAATCCAAGTCCGGCATTATCTAATTGTACAATTTGTTCAATTGGTCCTTCAGCTCCTAACATTTCAACATCAGTTTCATACGCTGAATTAACATCAGGATTTGCTGTTGCATTTTCTTGTCTAAAATCTTCGCTTGCATAAATACAACCAAGCCAAATGTTTCTAATTGTATCTTTAATACGATATTTTGTATTATTATCAATTCCAAGCACTTTAACATTATCATTAGTTTCAATAAGTTGAGCTTTATTCGATGTAACTGCACGTTGTAATTTTAAATTACCTTTATAATCAATATTATATTTGTATGTAATATTAATACCATCTGCATGTGCATAAACATTATTACCTGATAAAGCAACTTGATTACCAAATAAACTATTGTTGTATTGACCCCAATAGTTATCTTCATTTGTATTAACTACTTTTGCCCAACCTTGATAATCTGTATTTGCCGTATAACCTGAAATAATCGAATCCATATACCATGATTCAATTTTCCCAGTATTACTTCTAAAATTTGGAGCGCCAATTAATATTAAATCACCAGAAAGATCAATATCTGTACCAAAACCAGATAATTGAGATTCACGTTTAAACTTTTCAGTCCAAGTACCATCAACTTTTTCATAAAGATGAACAGAATTTCTTGAAATTTCGTTAAACCATTTTGTTTGTAATTTACTAATAATATTTTTAACTCGACCATCGTCTAATCTTTCATTAAAAATTAGTAGTTCTCCAACCTGAGCCGAGGTATTATATCCACGTAATAAAAAGTTTCTTCCAGAAATATTATAATCATCACCTTGTGTAGTATCAGTAGAAATTATTTGATCTTGCTTCCAAATATCTTGACCTTCACTTACACCAGATCTATATGTCCAAATATCTAAATCATAAGTTCCACCAGAATCACTAAAATCAATATTAATGGAACCGCTTGTTGTATCACCATAAATGAAATATACATTATCATCATTGATTGCAGTACCAGTATTTTGAATATCAAAAGTATTATCAATAGTTGAAAAATCAGTTGTTAATCTAATCGCACCACTTATATCAGTTTTACTCACCATAAAAACTGTTACTGCAGAAAGAGGAATATTCATTCCTGAAACTATTGGTGAAGTTAATTGATCATTACTATCAAACTCAATAACATTTTTATTCGTTAATGTTTGACCTGATAAATATGTAGGCTTAAATCCAGCGAATCCCTGAGAAAGATCATTATTATTTCCACTTTTATCATCCCACTGATCAATAATACCACCAGTTTCGGATACAGTATTTTCATCAGCTGCATCATACCACGCAACTATATTTCCATATAAAAACGGATTAAATGTAGATTCAGCTTCATATGTAATTAATACACGATCAGGGTCACCAGTTCTATCTGGTGCAATAACTGCTCCTGAAATACCACTAGGTGGTGTACTTTTTGTATAAAGAGCACTAATTTCAGAAGTACTTAAATTTAAGGATTCGTTTAGACTAAAAGTAAACACTTATTTTACCTCTTAATAATACAATTAACTTTTCCGTGCTGAGGATTATCTTTTGACTCTAATGCACGTGCAAATCCAAATACATACTCATTGGAGTTTGCAGCTGCTCTACCAACACCTTTAGCCGATGATGAGACAATAACATCACCTTTCTTTACTCGACCAATAACTTTAACAGGAACTTTACCAACAAGAGCAACCGTTACACCATTACCTTCAGAGTTCATTAATAACGCAGGTTTTTCAGATACAACTCCAATACATTTAATATCGAGTTCTTCATCAGTTGCTTGGACTTCATAATCACCTTCATCAGATACACTAACTAATGTACCAATAGTTAGTTCTTCTTCGCAAGTATAGATCTCAGCAATATCAGCATAAAGCGCGTTTGTTGCAGTACCATTAAAATTAGTTGCATAAATATTTGCCCATTTTGCACCAGCAGTTCCTAGATCATACACATTATCTGCGTTAGGTGTATCAGATGCATTACGACGTAAATATTGAGCATCTAATACATTATCATTATAATCGGTAATATATTGAATATTTGGAACATACGCTGAAACAGCTTCAGCACCAAGTAATACACCAGAAGCATATAAGTCGACATCTTGACTTATTGGCCATTGGAGTGTTGCAGTTTTCAAGTTTTCAGGCGTAATTGCACCTTGACCGTCACCAGTAATAAGATCGGCTTGATATGCCAATTGAATAATACCAGCAGTATGTACTTGTGAGTAGGTGTTAAGTGCGTTAAAGTTTGTAACAATATCGTAACGACTATTAATAAGTAGATCAGCCGAACTAATTGTATTCAAAGTTCTTAATGTTTCACTAAATAGCATATTCTTAAATCTCCATTAGATTTATTTATTACTTAGATCTTAATTATGAAATTAAGAGCTATGTATGGCTGCATATTTTCATGGGCGCCATCTCCACCTGTACTACCAGTATTTACTGTACCTACAGATCCTGCTAAATCATTATTGGTTCGTGTAGCAGGTGCACCACCACCAGAACCTCCTCCAACATCTACAGTATGAGTATGTGACGGCATTTCAGCTTCAGTTAATTGATGAGTTTCTGTACCACCAGTATCAGCTAAACTTCTTGCAGTTAAACCTGCACCAGTACCGACACCAATTGTTGTACGTCCTCTCATATCAGGTAATTGGAATGTAGCACCTGTACCACCATATGTATAACCAATAACAGCAAATAAGTCAGCGTATGTAGTTGTAGAAACTAAACTTCCATCGCAAATCAACCAACCAGTTGGTGCAGAAGCACCAGCAAAAGCTACTACAGTAGCAATTGGAGATTCACTTGTATTTGTTGCATTAGCTTCAATACCAGATAATTTAGTACGTTCAGTTGTTGTCATTCTAACATAAGAACCTGCATCATTGATATTATCAATATCATGAGTATGACTAGATACAATAATTGAATATGGAACTTTATATGATGTTCCGCTTCTTTGCATATAGACATCGTCAGTATTCAACATTGCACCAGCAAGTTGTGTTAATTGGCTTAGTTTTGCATCAGCCATTATCTATCCTCCAATAGTAATCTATCTCCGGTTTCTACTAATAAGCTATCACCGGATTCTAAGAGAAGGTCTGAAATTAAAGGACTTGTTCCTTCTCCAACAGTTATCTTATCACCAACAGAGAAATCAGCCGATAGATTTCCTGTAACAGTGAGTTGTGTTCCATTCTTAGCAATAATACTTGTATTAACAGTTGATTCTATTCTATCAGCAGAATTATTGTGAATTGTTACTGATCCACCATTATCAAGTTCGTTAACAACAAATACATCTGCACTTACTGTCCAATTATCCATATCTAATGGATCAATCATATCAAATGTCATGCCACTAGTTGCCATATATAATACTTCGGCATAATGTCCAGCACGAATCCAATAAGTACCACTATAACCGCTAGTAACAAATTCACTAGCAGCATCATCGAAATCAACTTTCATATTATGACAACCATGACCATTATATGTTACTGTCACATTATAAAAGTTATTATTTTCATCTTTAGTACCAAAATTCCATGTTTCACCAGGAGTTGTAAATTCATGGAATGCAATAGATGTATCATTCCAACGGAAATAAGATGAAAGTTCATCATCACTTAATTGAGTATATATCCAACCAGATGGAAATATAGATCCTGCTCTAGTATCTTCCCATGCAGTATCCATGTCAGCCCAAGATGGATAAATACCACCAGCCCAAAGACCAAAGTACTCATCATTACTATTATAGCATAAGAAGGATACTGAATTAACATCAAATCTTGCTGAAGTTGATGGATCAGATGTTCCTAAGAATTGTGTTTGTACATAATTATCGTCATTAATATTGTAATTATGTACAGCACCTGAAGCAATATATTCACCATCAATTTCACCACCAGCCCAACCTTCCCAAGCTTGAACACTTTGATATGTCACATCGTTATAACCAATAAAATTATCAGTAGTATATGTTTGTGGAAATGTAGTTTCTGGAATAATAGCAAAACTAATTGTTCCAATACCATTATGAAAACCATGTTTAAAATCATTATAGCGAGGATCATAAAAACCAGATCCATCAGAACCTGTCCATAAACCAGAAGGTACACCATCTGGAATATCTGGTAATACAGTTTCATAAGAGATTGTTAAAACATCACTAAATTTAGAAAGTTTCCAAGGATTATGATTATCAGGATTATCAAAGATATTATATTTTGCTGCCGCAGCTTTTGTTTTTAGTTTAAGACCATTTGTATTATCATATGCTCTAAATCTAAATTTTGCAAGATATTCATTTGGTTTAGTAGAATGAGGAACAAAATCTTGAAGTGCTACATGAACCATAGTAGCGCCACTATCACCATCAGTTCTGTAAATACCAATATGTTTTTCATTAACACCATCCAAATCATATTCAACTAAATTACCTAAAAGTCTTTGTCCTACAAATGGATTTTTCTCACTTTCCAGATTTCGGCTAATATTAGCCATTAAAATTGATCCATTCAAATTACCACTCGGGCTATCACCAATATGCATCCATAAAATATTTGAAGATTCTAAGGTTGTAAATCCAAAATCATAACATTTTCTTGAATATTCATCAAAAACATCACCTTTTAACATTTGTGATTCGGTATCAAGCTGCCAATGATATTCTGAATTTAAATCAGAAACTGGGAATGAAAGTGGGTGATTTTTATATTTCATCCACAATTCACCTTGATCATCATAATTTTTTGTGTCTTTAAATAATGTATATTGATTACCAAATTTATCTATACCAAATTGATAGATCTTTTTATTAGCTAAATTTTGAATATCAGAAATATAGTTTAAAATTTGCCATTTAATTTTTGTTTCTTCAGCTTCGGTAATTTCAAGATGTCCATACCAATTATCAAAATTACTTTCAAATGTTGCAGGACTATCAAGATAAGCTGATAGTGCTGGGAAATAAAATGGACCATCATAATCAATTTTTTCATTCTCAGTTCCAGTTTCATCAAGATTATAACTATATTCATATTCATCACGATAGACGGTAAACATATCATTATCTTTTCGCCACATATCAATAACATTACCATTAGCGTCATAACGTTGAGGTAATATTGCTGAAATTTCTGTATAATCACGTGGAGTATATGTATAGATATTTTCAAGAATTAATTCTTGATTAATAATACGTTCTAAACCATATAACCATGGAATATAAGCAATTGATGGATGAATAGAATTAGTAATATTTGTCCATGGTAATGTACCACTAGGTTCTCCCAAATATTTAAAATGCATACCAGAAAGATTTATATTTCCAACCCAACCTGTTAAATCACTATCAACATTACGATATATACCACCATAATTAATTGATGCACTAGTTGCACCCATATTATAAATATGGGCTAAGAACGCGCTCAACTCAATATCAGTCATATCATCTAAGCCAATATTATCATAGAATGATCTTACTTCAGCAGAAGTATGTTGACTATTTGTTATATTTGTTGCATCTTCCCAATAACGATCAGCAACAGTATTAAGATCAGCTTCAGAATAACTAGAAATTTCAGCACTTATATTATGATATTGTGTTGTATCATTATATTCAACAACACTAATTGAGTTAAAAAAGTCAGATGAAATAACCAAATTATTTCTAATTGTCATATCATTGACAGAAAGATCACCAGATAGAACTTCATCAAAACTATGTAATCTCCAACTTTCAGGACTTGAAAATTCTCTATAAAGGTATTCAGAAATTAGAGTTCTCATAATTCGTTCAGTACCTAACATTTGATGTTTTTGTGCCATTGAACGAACATTTTCACGTTGGTATGAAATTTGTAAACAAATATTTCTAATAGAATATGTTGCATTTTCAATCATATCACCGGAAAGTGGCAATCCTGATAGCGGATGATCGCTATCATAAAAATCAAAGAAGTTATAAGATTGACCAGAAATTAAATCAAATTGTTCATTTTCTTGTTCTACATTTGAACTTTTAGCTAGTATATTCAAATTTTCAATAAAGCGAATATATTCTCTAACTTTACGTTCTTTTTCATATCTATATCTTCTAAAAGTATTTGGTTGGTCACCATATTTTTCAAATTGCTTACGGCGTTCAACTTCTTCATTAATAAGATCTTGCTGATTAGTTGGATAATCAACTAATGAAGCTTCACCTCTAATAATCTTATCTAACTCTTCATTTACAAAGAAAGCAAGTGGAATTCCATATTGCTCTTTAAGAGCAATAATATCTGGATCGTCATCAGGCGTATCAAGAATTGTACGAACTGATTTTTCAAATGATACATAAATCTTATCATACATTTCATTAATAATACCATCAAGATTTACAAAATGTTCAAGAGTAGCAGAAACTTGATCGTCGATATATTGAATATAAAGATCATCATCTACAACATTATATCCACTTGTTACACCGCCAATAACATTAGAGTATTGCGAAGTATTATAAATTCCAGAAACATGATAATCTCTTGCTGATAGTGCATCACCTTCTATCCAAGGTCCACCGGAAGTATTAACCCAACCAGTAAGATATCCATCCATAACTCCCGTAACAGTTGTTTCAGTTGTAGCTAAAAGAGTATTAAGCGATGAATCAGTTAATGCATATCCTTGTTCAATAACGGTAGTTTTTGGAATTGAAAGTGTATCAATAAGTTCTTTAATTTCGAGAGGATAATCAATATCAAAAACTTTCATTGTTTCAACACCAACGGATTGTGCTAATGATTGTAGTGAATAAACGTTACATGTATTAATATCTACATTTGCCGCTGGTAAATTACCAATTCTCTCATAAATTTGAGCAGCTTCTTTTTCAAATGCTGCAGATAGTGTTACCCATGTTGAAGCAAATTCAGGACATTGATTAAAAATAATACGACCTTCAGAATCTCTTGGAAGATTATTACGAACAACATCTAGATAACCTTGTTGCCAATCGTAATTTCTTATGAAATCATGAAGTTTCTCTGTAAGTGAGAAATCTAAAAATCTTCTATCTACGTTATTTGACATAATTTACCTTAATATTCTATTGATGCCTGACCAAAAGATTCAGACAAGATTTTAATTCTATCATTTAAATTTGTTTCAATTAAATTAGGAAATTGGAAATCTTCTAATTTAATTGTACCTCTTATAATATCAACATCAGCTCCATTAATTGGAATAGGTGTCCATTTAGCAAAACTAATTCCATTAAAATATTGAGTTTCACTTACTGGTGTCCCTGTTGCTCTATATGCTGTACGTACTTCTTTAACACCACTAATTGATGCAAGATTTGTATAGAGCGTATTGAAATTAATTTCAGTACCTAATTTATTAACTAATGGATTGAAAAAGTTTGTAATTTGATTTAAAGCCTGAGATCTAATTTTTTCAACTGAAATAAATGTATTTTGATCTTTGATAATTTCAATCCAGTTTTCAAAGTTCGGGTCCCAGTCATCAACTGAATAGCTGTTATTTGTATGACATGGAATGAATAATACATCAAGTGCTTCTTGGAGCTTAGGTTCAGCTGTTAAAACTTTAATTGGCTGTAATTCTTCTTGAATTAAACGTTCATCTAATTCAGTTTCTCTTGATTTAACCCAAATATAAATGTTATTAAAATCACAAGAATCAACATATTCATAACCATTAGCTCTAATATCTTCACGTAAAAAACCGTAATTAAAAAGCCAACGATAAAACGTTGCCATATATTCCCAATTATTCATAACATTAACGTCATAGATATCAGGACCATGATATCTAGACATATAATTTTCAAAGTCTGATTCTGACATTAATCTATTTCCAGTTCTAAAAGAAACCGGAGCATTTTCTCTAATAGAATCAACAGTTTCAAAATCACCAAATTCTGTTGATGGTTGAATATTTTGGAAATGAATATTATCCATTTCAGTTTCATTAACTAATAAATCAGTATCATAAGTTTCAAGACCAATTAAATTAAGAAATGTATTTGTATCTAATCCAGCAATTCCCCACGTCATTCCTCCATCAACATTAATAATATTAGCTCCAATTTTTCCATCAGGACCATTACCATGAAGATATGCTACGTATATTTCATCAGCTTCTTGTAATTTTTTACCATGTATACCATCACCGAATTTAATAGTATAAAAGCCGTTTTCATTAATACGTAGTTCAAATGATCTTGAATCCGGACTTAATACAGAAGTATCAGTTCCAAAAATAGTACCTTCAGTAATTGCATTATATTGTTCATAAACAAACTCACCAATTGTAGAATCATACGTTTTTACAAATACATCTATATATGGATGAGAAATATATTGTGGATTCTCGTCATCAAGTAAAGAAAGATCTAATTGAAATTCTTCAAATGGTGCACCACCAGCAGTAAATGTAGTATCATAAAGTCTCCAACGACCATTTATCATTGTAAATGTATTTACATTACTTGCAGTATTTGTTTTATCGACATATAAATCACTAATCATTGAATAATAGATTTGGTCACCATTTGAATCAGTAAGACCTGTATCAATATATGCGTATTTAGGAATTTGTTTTTGTGATGATGAATCATCAAAAATTGTTCCAGAAGGTGCGTCATCAGCATCTCTATAAGATACTGTAGTTTTACAAGATTGATATCCAAATGGATTATAACCAAGCATTTTTACAATACGATTTATATTTTCGTATAGTTGAGCGTCAGTAAAAATAGATTCTGATGCACCATGATTAGTGTAATACATCAAAACTTCGAAAGTATGCGAAAATACATCAACTAAAGCAAGAAGATTAGATCCTTCAAATAAATGATCTGTAAAATTAGTATCTTCAGATAGTTTTTGAATAATTGCTTCTTTGATTGATATCGCATCAAATTTAAGATATTCGGTGTTAAAATCAGGCATAATATAAATTCCTCAAAAAATACAAGACATTCCTTTAATCATATTTATTCAATCTGGGTTATCTTGTAGATTTCTATTCTTCAATTTCATCAACATCTAATAATCTAGCGTCTCCGTTAGATAAGATGTCTTTACTTTGTTCTCTAAGCATATCAACTAATTCTTCTTGACTCATGGAAATACTATTTTGTTGAATATAAGTATTACCACTTCCAGCATCTAAAGATTTTTGTTGAGCTTTAAATTCAGCAAGATCACGACGTGCACTTATTTTCATTTCTTCTAATTCATAAGCGTTTTGATGTCGTTTTTCTATAAGCCTTGTCTTATTAAATTCTGATAATAAGTGACTAATTGAAGATATCATACTTGAAGCGGCAGACACTGTATCTGGATCAGGTGCTGCCTCGAGAAGAGATTGGGCTGTGTCCATCAGCCTATTACTTGTTTTAAGAAGCTTTTTCATTTCATTATCAATGAAATGTTCTTCATTATCTTCACTTTGAACTATAGGTTCTTCTTCTTGAACCTGTTCAATTTCACTATTATCACTTGTCTCTTCGACAACAATATCGAATAATTCGTTTAATCCATCGTCGTCTATTCTATTCATAATGTAACCTTTTGCTTCATCATTTTTATTTATAAAGTTTACATTCTAAAATTTGTGATTATATATTTATAAGCAGGGCAAATAATGTTTGTCCACCAACTGAGAACACAAAATTATGAAAAGGAAGCATAAAGAACATTATGTAAACAATAACGAGATGTTTCAAGAAATTTTAAAATATCATGAAACTGGTCAAATTTCAGATGAACTCGGTACAATGTTTATGAAGATTGCTAAACGTTTTGGATCCCAACCTAAATTTTCGGGATATTCATATATAGAAGACATGATTAGTTCCGCCGTAGAACGTATGGTTGAACAAATTGATAAATTTGATGTTAATAGACGTCCTGCAAATCCATTTGCATATTTTACACAAACTACACGTAATCAATTCTTAGCAATACTTAAACGTGAAAAACGTCAACGTGATATCAAATCTAAATATCGTACAAAAGTTTGGGAAGATTTATGTACGGATGAACAACTAGAACAAGCAAATGAAACAACTGATGAAGATGATACCTTTTACACAGAGGAATAATTAATGGATACAGTCACAATCAATTCGAGAAAAGTAGCGATGTTTTCCGATTTACATTGGGGAAAATCAAGAGATTCAGATGTAAAATTAGAATCAGCCAAAAAATTTATTGATTGGTTTATAGAGCTTATTAAAGAGCGAAATATTAAAGATGTACTATTTCTTGGAGACTGGTTTGACAATCGAAATCTAATATCAGTTAAAACACAAAACTACTCTTACGAAGCTCTTCGAAAATTTTCTGAAAATGGCATTAACTTATATATGATTGTCGGAAATCATGATGCATATTTTAAAGATACTATCGAAGTTAACAGTATTAAACACTATAATGATATTCCACATATTCATCCAGTAGAAGAACTTACTAAAATACATTTTGCACCAACTGACAAATATGGTTTAATGTGTCCATGGGATACTTATCGTGAAATGGACGAAAAATTTGATGTAATGTTTGGACATTACGAATTTAAAGGTGCTTATCTCGTTGGAACAGTAAGTAAACATGGAATGAATATTGATGATTTATTTGAAAATGCACCACTTATTTTTGGTGGACATTATCATATAAGCGCTGATTATCAACATGAAAATGGTAGAGTAGTTACTTTAGGTTGCCCACTTCAATTGGATTGGGGTGACTTTGAAAATGATAAAGGTGTTTATATCTTAAATACTGAAGATATGACATTTGAATTTATCAAAAATAAAATAAGTCCAAAACATATACGAATTTATTGGACACATATTAAAGAGAAAACTGAAAAATTTGATACAATAACTGGTAATTATGTAAAATTTGTGGTTGATAGTAAACCGAAATTTGAACACATAATGAAAGTTTTAAACATCATTAATTCAAAAGATCCAATTAAAACATGTGAACCTGAATTTGTTTATAACAAAAATATTAATATTCTTGAAGGTGTTGATATAAGTGATGAAAGTGATAGTGTATTAACAATGTCCAAATTAGAATATATGGAAAAATACATAAAAGAATATTTTAAGAATTCTGAAGATATGGCAGACTTAGATGCTAATCTTATGATTGATATGATGAGAAACCTTTATAAGGAAACAGAGTTAGAATAGATATGAATAAAATACATTTCAACAACATCACAATTAAAAACTTCTTCAGCATTGGTGCAGAAGTCCATTTAAATTTTAATGACTATAATGGTATGAATTATGTCTTCGGATTTAATAAAGACTTAAATGTTAAAAATGGTAGTGGTAAATCTGCTATTTTTATTGATGCAATTCTTTTTGCACTTTTTAACAAAACAAGTAAAGGTGTAAATAAAAGTTATATTCCTCATCGTCTTGTTGGTAAAGAATGTTTAGTAACAATTAACTTTGATATCGATGGAATTAATTACACAATTGAAAATGGTGTTTATCCAACATACATTAAATTGTGGAAAAAAGAAGATGGAAAAGAAAAAGAAGATATTACAAAATCTTCAATTAAAGAAACTTCAGAATATATCGAAAAAGAAGTTTTGAAATCAACATTTTTAATGTTTAGAAATAGTTTAGTACTTTCTATTAATGATAATAAACCAGTTTTTAGAATGGGAAAATGGGAAACTAGAAATTTTACTGAACAAATGTTGAATATGTCTCATATTGGTCGTATGTATAATAAAGCAAAAGAAAAACTAAATGCATTAGATAATACATTAAATCTAAAACGACAATCAGTAAACTCGCTTGAACGAGATGTTAATGAATTTAAAACTAAAGCTGAAAGTTTTAGTAAAGATCAGAAAAAACTTATTCAAAAGCTTGATAATGATCTTCTAGATATTGAAGGTCAAATAGGTGCTATGAATACTGATGATACTAAATATATTGAAAAGAAAACAGCACTTGAAGAAAAGAAAACTCAACTTACTGAAAAGTTTGAAGAAATCAAAAAATCAGTTTCTGATTTAGATATTAGACTAACTGAAATTACAACTGAAATTAGAAACTTTGAAAATTCTAAAAAGAAATATTCTAAAGTTCTTGATATTATTTGTGATGAATGTACAAAGAAAACTGATGAAGTTTTAGGAATTGATAAAATTAAAGAATCAATGGACGAGCGTACTAATGAAATGGATGAAATTAAGAAAAAGAAAGCTAAATTTAAAGCTTTGCTTGAAAAAATAATGGAATCTAATAAAGCATTGGTTCAAGGAATTGAAACTCAGAAACATATGATTTCAAAAATTAATTCTAATAGAGCTGAACTTCAATATCTTACAAAAGAACTTGATGAAAAAACAGCTCAACTTGCAGTTGAAAAGAAAAAGACTTCTCCGTTCGATGATCTTATTGAAAAGTATCAAAAGGAACTAAATGTTACAACTGATACAATTAAGGAGATGGTTGAAAATAGAAAGTATATGGACTTTTTAGTATTTATGACATCTGAAGAAGGTGTACGAAAACATCTACTTTTAGATTATGTAAATATTTTGAATAATAGAATTAGAAATTATCTTGAAGAAATGGCGTGTGAATATACAGCAGTTTTTGATGGTAACTTTAATTGTGAGTTTATTACAACAACTGGTCCATGTCATTATGATAATTTTAGTGCTGGTGAAAAAGTTAGAATTGATTCAGCATTTATGTTTGCTGTTCGTGATTTATTATTTGGTCAAGGAACATTACAATCTAATCTATTCATCTGTGATGAAATCTTGGATGCATCTTTAGATGAATATGCTATTCAAAGTGTAATTAAAATTCTAAAAGAAATTGCAAAGACACAAACAGTATTTGTAATATCTCATCGAGAATGTGTATCTCCTGAAGATTTCAATAATATTGTTACAATTAAAAAGCAAAATGGATACACTACAATTATTGATGAAGATTTAGAAGAGAATATTTAGTTTCAGTTTACTTTGTCAAAAATTGAATTATATTTATGAAAGAGGTTTAAAATGGAAAAATATGGAAAGACATTGTGGCTATGTGGTTTACCATGTTCCGGAAAAACTACATTAGGCGATGCTTTAAAAAAGAAATATTTGACAAACGCAATAAGATTAGATGGTGATCATGTTAGAGAAGGTTTATGCTCAGGATTAGGTTTTTCTGATGAAGGTCGAATGGAAAATATTAGAAGATGTGCCGAAATTGCCGAGATATTAAATAACCAAGGATTTGATGTAATTTGTACGTTTATAACACCTCAATATTCACATCATAAGCTTTTACGTTCTCTTATTACTAGAATTAAATTAATTCATATTGATACTCCTGTAAAAATTTGTGAAGAAAGAGATATTAAAGGTATGTGGGCAAAAGCTAAACAGGGAAAAATTAAAGGTTTTACTGGATATGATTCATGTTTTGAAATTCCCAATGCTGATTTACGTATAGATACAACACAATCGATCGAAAAATGTGTTAAAGAAATTTTTAAAATATATGAAGGCTAAAAATGAAAAAATATACAATTAAATTAGCAAATAAAAATGGAGAGATGTCACAAGACTCCATGCATGCTAATGATGAAAATGAATTACGTATGCTTGCAAAAATGCAGGGTATGGAACTTGTAGAAATTATGGATGAACAGGATTTAACTTTTGAAAATGTAGCTAATGTTAAATTAGATGAAAATCTTCTCGATGAAAATGGTAAACTTAAACCAATGACCATCGAACAACAAGCTATGGCTGAATTAGCAGCTGAAACTAATCCTGAACTTGCAGCTCAGCTTCCACCTGAAATGCGTCCTATGCAACGTGATTCTCAAGGAAATTTAATATCACCACCTCCACCACAAGTTACAGTTGCATCGAAAAAAGAAAAAGCAACTTTTTATACTGACAAAACAACTGGTATAGAGTTTAAATTTGTTGGTGATACTGTCTATCGTAAAGATTGGATTGAAGCTGATACCGATGATTTCAAAATCATTAGAAAAAAATCTAGTAGACAAATTCCAAATGAAGAAATTATTGTTTTTAAACACGATTGGATTGAAATAGAAGAAGAAAGCGGAGACGAAGATGAGTAAAATTGGCATCGGAATAATTACATGTAACAGAGAAGATTTTTTACAGACTTCATATATGTCTGTTGCAGTATCTTCTGCTATTCAATTACATGATTGTTTCGTTGTTAATGATGGTGATCCACTTAGTGATGAAACAAGAAACATTATTGGACTAAGTGATGATAACCTTATTCAACATAAGAAAAATTGCGGTGTTGCAGTATCTAAAAATAACGCATTAAAACGCATGATGGATAATGGCTGTGATCATTTATTTCTAATGGAAGATGATATCAAGTTAACTAATATTTCAACTATTCCAAAATATATTGAAGTTGCAGAAAAGTCTGGTATTCAACATCTTAACTACGGCGGTCATGGAATTTATAATAGAACTAAACAAGGTGAAATTGTAACTCGTGCGACTGTTAAAGTTAAAGATAGTGATATTAGTTTAAATCTTTACTATAATATTCTTGGTGCTTTTTCGTATTATTCAAGAGAAGTAATTGAAAAAGTTGGTTATATGGACGAAACTTTTCATAATGCTATGGAACATGTTGATCATACATATCAGATTATTAAAGCAGGATTTCATCCTCCATATTGGTGGTTTGCTGATCTTGCTAATAGCTGGGAATATATCGATGATATTAAACCATTCCATCAAGAAAGTGTAATTAGAAAAAATCATGATGAGTGGATGGAGAATTATAAAATTGCTTCAGAATATTTTGCAACTAAAAATGGTCACTTTCCAACAGCTGTTCCTGATCCTGGACAAGCTGTTGTTGGACAATCACTTAAATTTTTGAGAGATAAATATGGAAATTAAAAGTAAAATTGGTGTTGGAATAATTACTTATAAACGTGAAAAAATGTTTAATGAAACATTAGACACAATTCCACGCGATAAAGTTCACCATATCGTAGCTGTTAATGACAGCCCTGATGTTAAATATAACTTTGAAGATAAAGATGTTCAGTATATAGAAAATAAAGTTAATCAAGGTGTTGGTATCTCAAAAAATATTGCTTTGACTAAGCTTATTAATGCTGGATGTACTCATCTTTTTATTATTGAAGACGACATTCTAATTAAAGATCCAGATGTATTTGAATATTTTATTAAATGTGCAGCAGAATCTGGAATTTGGCATTTGAATTATGGTCATACCGGATCAAAACAAATAATTCATAGAAAGAAATATGACGAACAAGAATTGATATTCTATCCAGATCCTCAGGGTGGATTTCAATATTTTCATATCACATTGATTAATAAGTTTAAAGGTTTTGATCCAGTGTATAAGAATGCATTTGAACATGCAGATTATACTTATGTGTTAACAAAGGCTGGATTAATGCCACCATTTTGGTGTTTTCCTTGTCCAGCAGAACCTGAAAATTACATAGAAATTAATGGAGATTATGAAGAATCTACCATTACTGATAAACCTATGTATAAAGAAAATTATAGTACGTCGGCACAACACTGGGTTCAAAAACATGGATCTTTTGTCTCGGCAATTCCAAGACCAACTATAAATGATGTTGAAATAAGCCTTAAAAAAATTAAAGAAATGTATAGCGTGGGAAAATAAAATGATTGATTTTTCAAATGTAACATTTATATATCACTATAGAAAAGACTGTGACGAACGTCTTGAAAATTTAAAGATTTCACTTGGATATTACAAAGAGCATTTTAAAGATGTTGAAGTAATTTTAGTAGAAGATGATAAAGCATTAACTATTGATAAAGAAAAAGAACTTATGTCTATGATTGATAAAGTATTCTTTTTGAAAAATAGTGGTGTTTATGCTCGACCAGCTAGTTATAATGTTGCTGCTAAGTTATCTACTAGACCAATTATTATGACTATGGATACTGATGTTATTCTTAAACCTGAATATCTTGAAAAAGCTATTAAACTTCTTGATAATGAAAAAATTGGTATGATTATTCCTTATAATGGCATTGTGATTAATACTGATCAAACAATTAAAGATAAGTTTAAAGAAAATGCTAATTATGATATTCTATTAGATTATGTTCCAAAGCAATTTGATATTCTTTATAAAGAAGAACATACTCAAATTCAACACAATAGAAGTGTTGGCGGTATTACAATTTTTAAGAAAGACCGTTACAATGATTTTGGTGGTTATAATCCAAACTTTCTTGGTTGGGGATTTGAAGACAATGAACTTGTTTGCCGTATTAAGAAAATGGGTTATGAAATTGGTCGTATTAATAATAAAGATGCTTGGATTTGGCATTTAACTCATCCTGGAACAATTAAAAATAATCATCCATTCTATGATAATAATCAAAAAATTAATAATGCGGTTACTCGAATGAATAAAGAAGAATTGCGTTTATATATTGATTCTTGGATGAAAAATGCAAGTGCTGAATTTGCTGAAATGATTAAAGGAAAACGTGTTGCAGTTGTTGGTCCAGCACCTCATATTGTTGGATCTAAACAACGTGAACTTATTGATTCTTATGATATTGTTGTACGTATCAATAAAGCTCTTCCAATTCCAGAACATTTACAAGTTGATATTGGAACAAAAACTGATCTTCTTTATAATTGTCTTAATACTTGGGATGAATGTGGCGGAGCATATAATATTGATCTTTGGAAAAAAAGTGGAGCTCAATGGGTTATTTGCCCATATCCACCAATTAAACCATTTGATGTTGATATCAAAAAATTTATAAATCATAATAATAATCGTATTCCATTTAGACATTTTCCAATTGGTCCATATAATGAGTTATTTAAAACTTTAGGTACACGACCAAATTCTGGTTATTTGGCAATTCTTGATTTATTAATGTATGATATTGAAGAACTTTATATTACAGGATTTTCCTTCTTTAAAGGTGGCTATTATCCAGAATATAGACAAAAGAATGAACAACAAGTAATGGACTTTATGTCTAAAGGATGTGGTCACAAACAAGGTCCACAGATTGAACATTTTAAAGCTTTAATGAGAAAAGATAGTCGAATTAAAGTTGATGATTATTTAAAGGATATGTTAAATGATTAAAAATACATTAAAGATAAATATAGATTTATCAACAGCTACCAAATATGATAAACTTATAGGAAATTTAAGTAAAAATATGTATGGAAGAATATGTGAAGCCCCAGCAGTTCATATTCTTCCAATAATAAAAGATTATATGGGAGATAAATGTAAAGTTTATGTTGAAACTGGATCTTTATTCGGAGGATCTTTAATATTATTAATGCAAGATGAAACACCATGTGAATTTATTGGTATTGATTTATTTGATGGTTATTACGATAAAGATATAGATCCAGTATCAAAATTAACTTTATGTGTAGATGATGTTCATAAAAATATTGAAAAATATAATAAACATGAACATAAATATACTCTTATTAAAGGAAGTTCATATGATCTAAACACTGTAGAAAAATTTAGAAGTTTAGGAAAAAGTATTGATCTATTATTTATTGACGGAGATCATTCTGAAATAGGTGTTCTTGGTGATTATAATTCTTATAAGGAATTTGTAAATAAAGACGGATTAATTATGTTCGATAATTATGAATCATGTTGGAAAGAAGTAAAACCAACAGTTGATTCAATTGATTTTGAAAATGATGGATTTCAAAAAATAGGTCAATATGGACAAGCATTAATAGTTAAGAAAAAATGAGTTATACATTAAAAATATATGGTGAAAGATGTTCTGGTACTAATTATCTTAAAGAGCTTTTAAAGAAAAATATCAAAGAACAAGTTTATATGCATACAGATAAAAATCATATAGTTAATTATTGGAAACATGCATGTCCTGAAGAAATTAAAAGTACCGAACGTTTTACAGTAAAAGGCGATAAAATTTTATATATTTTTATCATACGTGAGTTAGATTCATGGTTAAAATCATTTTTCAAATATCAATATCATCTTGTAAAGAAAAAATATTTTAAACAATTTGTAAAAGATCCATTTGTTGTTAAACATACACATAAAGACTATTTTTCAAATAAGTCTATTAATTTTGATGATGAAGATAAAACAGTTTTTGAATTAAGATATTATAAGATAAATTCTTATTTAGAATTTGCAAAAACACACGATTGTATTTTTGTTAATCTTTATTGGTTGCAACAAAATTATAAGAAATTTTTTGATATAATAAAAGAAAATTTTTCTGATATTAGAATTAATGAAAATATTGTAAATATTGATAAACATACAAAAACAAAAAATTCTATTAAAAATAGAACATATAATGATATTGATATAGAAGAAGTAAGAAATTTAATATCAAATCAGACTGATAAAATTATGGAAGATTTTGTAAATAATTTAACTTATAAAATAGAGAAAAATGGAGAGAAATAATGAAACCAATTATTACATTATTGGGTTATACAGGATCAAATCATTCACATTATTGGCCACAGCTAAGATTTTTTGACGTTTTTAAACATGCTGGTTATGATGTTGAATGGGTAAATATGAATGAAGTTCGCCAGACAAATCGCCCAAGAATTTATATTACATGGAATCAACCTGCATGTGATATAGTCGTTGCAAGAGGTCTTTATAACCATAAGCGTGGAGATGTAATTATTCAGAAATTAACTTCACTTGGAGCTGGTGATGATCATGTTAATTGGGGAAATGATGCAATGGGTTTCTTCCAAAAATGGTCTTGGAATACTTATAAACGTGTAGAATATTTTTATGATATGGGTGTAAATATTCATGCTTTTGGTTGTAAAACAGTATCTGAACCATTTCCTGAAAAACATCGTATAGTATCAAAACTTGGTGATAGAGTTCATTGGTTTAATTGGGGTCCTTGTCTTTATGATTATAATGAACTTCAAAATATGAAACCAATTATAACTGATTTTAAATATGATATTGGTTATGTTGGAATGAAGTGGGGATCAGTTGGTCGTGGAAATATTGATTCATGGGAAACTTATATTGATCCATTAGTAAAAGAATTTTCAAATAATGCTTTAGCTGGTGCTGGAAATCCAATGGGTCAAGTTAGTAATGAAGTTCATAAAGAAATTTTAACACAGTCTAGATTATGTCCAATTATGCACTGTCCTTCATGGATTGCAGAACAAGGTTGCCAAGATAGAACATATACTGTATTTGCATCTGGTAGATTTGGTGTTATTGATAATCCAGGAATTTACGAGTTCTTCGATGAAAAAGAAGTTGTATGTGAAACAGATCCGGGTGAATATTTTGAGAAATCAAAATACTTTGCTAATAATATAGATGCACAGATTCCTTATATTGAAACATTCCAAAAACGTATTAAGGAAGAGCTTAATTTCTATGTCACATGGCCTAGAATTATAGAAAAGGTTTGGAAGGAAAATTAAGATGAGTTTAATAAGTCAAAAAGAATATGATAAACTTCCAAATAAAGAAGATTATACTGCTCTATCAGGTGTTATTCCATTAAATAACGAAATAGTTTATATACATAATGACGAAATTATAGTAGATCAAGATACATATCATAACTGTAATTGTATGTCTGTTGCTACTGGTGACGAAACATTCGAAGAAGAATTTTCAATGAGAACTTTTCCTCCATCATTAAACGATAATGAATGGTGGAGGATTGGTGAGGATCCAGATCCTATAAAACAAAAGTTAAAACTACATCTAGGTTGTGGTAATAAACATATTGACGGTTATACAAATATCGATTGTAGATATCAACCAGGTGTAGATAAAATTGATAATGTTCAATATCTTCGTAGTTATAAAGAATGTAGCATAGATGAAATTTATGCTTGTCATGTTCTTGAACATGTTGGCAGATGGAATTATCTAGATACGCTTAAACGTTGGTTTAATCTTTTAAAACCTGGTGCTAAACTTTATATTGCAGTTCCTGATTTTGAAGCGATTGCCGAATATTATATCAAAAATAAGAAAAGTCAACAAGATATTATTGGTCTTCTTTACGGCGGTCAAGATTACGAAGGTAATATTCATACATACTGTTGGGACTTTAAACAACTTTCAATTGATTTAGCTTCTCTTGGATTTAAAGATATTAAACGTTATGATTGGCGAGAAACTGATCATGCACATATTGACGATTTTTCTCAATGTTACTTGCCTCATATGGACAAAGAAAACGGAACATTAATGAGTTTAAATGTGGTTGCAACAAAATGATTAGAGTAGCACTTAAAAATTTTTGGAAAACATGTCCAAATGAAAAGTTTGCGATGGATATGTTGGCACCAATGCAAAATGATTTCGATATTGTTTACGACGAAGAAAATCCTGATATCGAAATCTGCTCTACTTTTGGCACTGAACCTCTTAATCCAAAAATTATTAGTGTTTTTTGGGCTATGGAAGGTATCTGGGATATTAAAAAGTTCGATATATCAAAGTATGATTATGCATTTTACTTCTTTCCAGAATCTATGGTCAATGATCCTAAATATTGTAGAATTAATATGGTTTCACCAGGACTAGTTGGTCCACGAAATATTAATATTAACGAAGTAAAATTAACACATACTAAATTTTGCAATTTTATTTATAGTCATCCTGTTCCATTTAGAAACGAAATGTGTGGGGTAATATCTCAATATAAACGTGTAGATGCACCCGGATGTTGTATGAATAATATGGAACCAATTGGAAAACATAGTGATCCATGGACAAGTAGAAATTCTAGTTCTTGGGTAAATGAAAAATTTGAGTTTCTTAAGCAATATAAATTTACAATTGCATGTGAAAATCATAGTCTTCCAGGATATGTTACTGAAAAAATTATTCAACCATTAAATGCAAATAGCATTCCGCTATATTGGGGTAATCCATATATCGCTTTAGATTATAATCCAAAAGCTTTTATTAATTATTATGACTTTGGAAATATGATTGATTTTGTCAAAAAAATCAAAGAAGTCGATAATGATAATAAATTGTATGAAGCAATGCTACATGAACCAAAAGCATTTCAGCATAATCAACAACGTAGTATAGATCATTGGGCAAAAATTTTGTTATCAGTTTAGTTTACATTGAAAAAAATTAGATTATAATAATCAAAGAGGTTAATATGATCAAAATAAAATTTCATGCAAACTGGCGGCCAGATGATTATGTCTTCAACTGGATTTCTAAATATACAGCCAACGGTACAACGTGGGGAGATCTTCAACTTGTTTCTGGTAATGATTATGATTATTTAGTTATTATGAATTACCCAACTAGTGGATATAAATTCGATCCAAAACGTGCAATCTTTCTACAAACCGAAGCTCCTGATATTAGACGTAATTGGGGTAAATGGAATGATTCTATGGATAAATCTCCATACTTTTATGTCTATCCTTTCCCAACTGTATTTGGTTGGTCGATGAATATTTCTTACCAAGAACTTCAAGAAAAAGAATTTGATAAAATTTCCGTTATGTCTGGTGTTATTTCTAATAAGAATCACTTTTATGGACAAAAACGACGTCTTGAATTTGTTAACAAATATTTGAAAAACAAAGATTATTACACTGCATTTGGTCGTGGTAATGGACTACCAACTGTTGATAAAAGTGAAGCTTTATATGATTACAAATATACTTTTAATGTAGAAAACCAATTTGAGAAAAATTTTATTACTGAAAAACTTCATGATGGATTTATTGCAGAATGTTTAACTTTTTATGACGGTTGTCCAAATACTGAAGATTTTTATGATGACGACGCATATATCAGAATTGATATTTCCGATTATGATAAAACTATTACAATTATCGAACAAGCAATTGAAGATAATGAATGGCAAAAGCGTCTTGAAAAAATTAAACAAATGAAATATAGAATTATGAATGAATTACAACCAATGCCTTTGGTTGAAAAAATTATTAAGGAAAATCAATAATATGCATGGACATATTTTAATACTCGAAAATAAAGATACTATGAAAGACAATATTGTTGGTGGTATTTTGGTAGAAATTGGATCTGATAGAGCATCTGGATCTACTAAAGCATTAGCTCAAATGGCTAAAGAATTTGATATGGATTTCTATACTGTTGATCCAGACGAAGGTGCGTATGAACGTTCAACAAATATTCTTAAAAATATTGATGAAGATTTTAAAGCTGTACAAGATCTTGGTGAAAATTTCTTAGATAAATTTGATGGTGAAATTAATTTGATTTATATGGATGCGTTTGATAATGTATTAGAAAATTGGCCACATAAACAAGCAACAATTGATACTTATAAGAAACGTGGTGTTGATCTTAATAATGAAAATTCTTGGAAAATGCATCTAGAGGCATGTCAAAATGCGATTGATAAAATTCCAGTTGGATGCTATATTTGTTTTGATGATACAGTTCAACGTGGCAATGAATGGGAAGGCAAAGGTAAATTAGCAATTCCATTCTTATTAAAAAATGGTTTTGATATTATTGATAATGACTATAATAATTGTCTAATACTTCAGAAGGAAAAATAATGGCCCATAAAATTTTTATTCCAATTAAGGCGGAATCGCAAAGAGTACCTGGAAAAAATTTCAGAGATTTTCATGGTAAACCTTTATGGAAACATACATTAGATAAATTAGTAGATTATGATGTATACGTAGATACAGATTCTGGTGTTTTAGTAAGAGAACTTGAAGAAACATACGAAAATGTAACTGTAATTCCAAGACGTCAAATGCATATAGGAAATGATGTTCCTGTTAATTGGTTGCTTGGTTATTTTGCAAATGAATGTCATGAAGACGATATCGTAGCACAAGTTCACGTAACATCTCCATTCTTAAAAGCTGAAACGCTTGATAAAATATTTAAAATGTTTGAAGGTGGTGGAGTTGATTCAGTAGCAACTGTTGATGTTATTCAAGCAAGATGTTGGCGAACAGAAGCACCGAAAAGATTTATTCCAATTAACCATGATCCAGAGATTCTTGAACAAACACAAGATATTAATCCTGTTTATGTTGAGAATTCTTTAGTTTATGCGTTTCATGTTAGTCATTTTTTGAATACGCGAAATAGATTTAGTGGAGCTTATAAGCTCTTTTATGAAACACAATTTCCTGAAAGTTTAGATATTGATACAGAAGCAGATTGGGATTTGTGTGTTAAAATGGGAGAAATTTACAAATGAATAATGGTAATGGATTGAAATTTATTTTTGGCATTAAAGCTTTAGATCCATATAAGACAAGAAGATTAATAGAACAATTTGAACAAACACGTAGTAAAAATACTAATTGGCTTCTTATTGTAGCATATAATAGATTTGATTCAGAAGTTTGTGAAATTGTTAGTATGCTTGATAATCTAACAAAAGTTGAAACAATCGCTCTAAATTGTATTAATAATCCAGGTCAAATGACTAATAAGATTTTTAAAGAAGCCAGTAAATATGAATTTGATTATGGTTTTATTGCAAGTGATTCTGTTCAATTTAAAAAAGAAGGCTGGGATGGTCTTTATTATAATGCATCAAATTATACAAATTATGACTGCTTATATTTCTATGATCAAGAAAACCCAGTTTGTAATGAGACTCCTCGTAATTGGAGCCCTGTTATTAATAGATGTCAATTAAAGCATGTTAGAGATACATTTTTTACTTTTACAAAATATTCTCTTAACAAAGTTGGTTATTATGATTTAGAAAATATGCCAATATTAGCAGCACACGATTTCTTTTTAAGAGCTGCTGATCTAAGTTTCAACGATAAATATGATCCTTATGATGCATTTAATAGTGAGCAATACGTAAAAGCTGATCCAGAATTTCCACCATTTGCAGGCGTTGATTCACCAGAACTTAAGAGAATGAGTCAACCACGTACATCACATAGAGTCGAATTTAAAAGTATTTATGATAAACTTTTCGATTGTGATAAGATTGTAACATTTGTTATGTGTCTTAAAGAACGATCTGATCGTGCAATGAAATCTATTAAAAGTGTTGTAACAGCGGCAAATTTAAAATATATGGATTTTATCATTGTTGAAGATAAAAGTCTTGATCAATTAGATCTTTCGAAGTTTAAATATGTTGATAAAATCAAACATTATGTTGTTAACACTGGTGATTCTTGGAATAGATCAAAGCTTTTAAATTTTGGATTTAAACGTGCAACAACACCATTAATCGCAAGTTGGGATTGTGACATTCTATTTCCTAAAGCTTTTGGGAAAAAATTAAAAGAAGTTTGTGATCCACTTGATTTTGAAAGAAATATTATGAAAATTAATTCAAAAGAATCTGCAGAATGTTTCGTTAATGGTACTCTTTATGAAAAGGGAGCGATTAGAGGCGGAATGTGGTTATATGATAAAAATGTTCTTGAATCAGTTGGTGGATATGACGAAGCATTTGTAGAATGGGGTCATGAAGAAATGGATATTCATGAACGTCTTGAACGAGCTCGTCAAACTAATATTATTGAAATGAAAGATATTAATATAGATTTAATTCTTACTCATATTTCTCATAGTGATTCTTTACGTGGTGATTGTGTTAATAATCATAGAAATCATGATATTCGCTGTGCTCATAAACATTATGGAATTACAAATGTTAATCATAATGGTTGGGGTCAACTTCCAATTTTAAGAAAAAGAAGTACTGATACAGCGTATGCTAATTTTCTTAAAGGAAAACGTGTTGCAGTTGTTGGTCCAGCACCTTCTATTATTGGATCTAAACAAAGAAAATTAATAGATTCTTATGATGTAGTTGTTCGTATAAATAAAGCAATGCCAGTTCCAAAGAATCTTTATAAAGATACTGGCGGTCGATGTGATGTACTTTATAATTGTATGAATACAAGTGAAGAATGTGGTGGAACTATTGATTTTATCGCATTAAAAAAAGGTAAAACAAAATGGATTGCTTGTCCTTATCCAAAAGCTGGTGAATTTGAAAAAGATGTAACTAAATTTGAACAAATAAATCCCAAGTTTCCATTTCATGTAATTGATACTGAAAGATACTTTGCTGTTGAAAATTATATTGGAACACGTCCAAATACAGGAATTGGTACAATTCTTGACTTACTTGATCACGACATTGAAGAACTTTATATAACTGGATTTACATTTTTCCAAGGTGGTTATCATGAACATTACCGTGGTTATACTGAAGAACATGTAATGGATTTTATGGCTCAATATGGAAAACACGATCAAGAACCTCAGAAGAATTTAATTAAAGAACTATATTTGTATGATCCTCGTATTAATGTAGATGAAACACTTAAAGAAATTTTGGAGAGATAATATGCCAATACGTTCCGAAAATTATAATGCTCGTCAAGATATCAACTTATGGCAACAAATTCCATCTACGGTAGTAACTGAAATATATACACAATTTACTAGAGTAAATGGAATCGTATTTGATTTAGAACATGGTTGTTTTAACGATGAAACTTTATATTCGTGTATTCAAGTTGCATGTCTTGGTAAAAAACGTCCAATAGTTAGACTTCCTTATTTAGATAAAGGTAGATTAAGAATGTGTTTAGATGCTGGTGTTGGTGGTGTAATTCTATCAACAGTTGAAACTAAAAAACAAGCACAAAAATTTCTTGATGAATGTCTTTATTCTAGAAAACGAGGTCAGGGACTTGTTCGTCAAAATATGTGGAATGATGCTATGATAGCAGATGGTAGAAATTATATTGACAATCATTTACAAATTATTCCACAGATCGAAACTAAGAAAGGTGTAGAAAATATTGACAAAATTTATGATAAGCGATTTACTTATTATATGGTTGGCCCTTATGATCTATCCGCAAGTTATGGATGTGCTGGTAATTTTGAAGCTCCAGAATTTCAAAATGCAATGTCTAAATTGGGACAAAAATTAGGTGAGGATGGTAAATTAGCTTTCCATCTTGTTAAAGATATAACTAAATCAAAAGTATATGCTAAGGCTGATTGTGGAATGCTAGCACTTGGCATGGATACAATTTTTTTAAATGAAGGAATGGAACAATGTATAAAGATAGTATCGCGGTAACATCAAAAACATTATCAAATCAAGAAGGATTTGTTAAATGGCTTAAAAGACATTTTAAAGAAGTTAAATTAAATCAAAGTGATAAATTACGTGATGAAAAACTTATAGAGTTTTTATCTGATGTAGATTATGTTGTACTTGGTACTGAACCATTCCATAAAGATATTATCAAAAATACTAAAAATTTAAAGGCGGTCTTTAAATATGGAGTTGGTATTGATAACATCGATTTCTTTGTTGCTGGTAAAAATAATCTTCCTATTTATTATAAGAAAGGTACAAATAGTGATGCTGTTACTGAAATTGCTTTAAGTTATATTATTCAATTATTGAGAAATCAACATATTAGTTTTGCCGCTGCCCGAAATGGTTGTTGGGATAAACAAAAGGGTAAAGAACTATCTGAATCAATTATTGGAATTATCGGTTTTGGTAATATTGGTCAATGTCTAAATACTAAACTTACTAGTCTTTTATGTTATGATATCTTATGGCATGATAAAAACAATCATAAAAATTCAATTTGTAACAAAGATTTAGAATTTGTTTTAAGTAACGCTGATGTTATTTCAATTCATATTGATAATGAAGATAGAATGAATACTAATTTCTTTGACGATGAAAAATTAAGTCTTCTTAAAGATGGTGCATATATTGTCAATACAGCACGTGGTTCTATAATGGATTATGATGCGCTTGAAAAACATCTTCCAAGACTTGGAGGAGTTGCATTAGACGTTTATCCTTATGAACCTAATATTCCTGAATTTTTATTGGATTCTGACAAAGTTATTTTATCATGTCATATTTGCGGAAGTTCAGAACAAGGTTTGAAGAATGGTGAAGAGTTTATTAAAGAAAGTATTAAAACTCATATGGAGAAAAAATAATGAAGTGTTATAAATATACTGCAATGGATGCTCAAGGAAAAGAGAAAAGTGGAAATATAGATGCTGAGAATGAAAATGATGCTAATGCTAAATTGAAAGAAATCGGTCTTTTTCCTACAAGTATTTCTAAAATAAAAACACCTAAGCAACCATCTGAAGAAGATAAAAAATCTACTATAGAACAAATTTTTGACAATTCCCTTATCAGAGAACCTGAAAAAATCAAAATTAAACTTTTCGGGTTAATTACAGTACTAACAATAGAGAAAAACTAAATATGGAATGGATTAAAGAAGACGTAGAAAAAATATCTGAGATGTTTGATATTACCAAAGAAGAAGTTATGGATTTAGAATGTTTTAGTCTAGACCTTACAGATGATGAAATGGAACAACTAACAGAAGATATTCGCGATCTTGAATATGATGTTGAAGAAGGTAAAGGAACGTGCAAATTATGTTTTGATAATCCATCTTCATTTCTTACCGCAACAGAAGCTTATGATGAATTCTATGGTTATGAACCATCTGATATTTCATTTGACGAATAAAAATATTAAAAAGTTTTGTGAAGAGTTTATTTTTACGAGATTTGGTTTATCTATAAACAATTAAAATATTTTTAGGAGTCTTTATGCTTTCACAATATAATGTTATAACACACCCCGCTGATAACGGAGGTTGTGGACATTACCGAATGAAATTTCCAGCTTGGGCAGCACAATCTTTGCGTAAAGATATTAGCATAGTTGAATCACCCAAGCTAATTCATATCCCAGGATTTTATCAAGACGTTAGAATGGTACGCATTCAGCGCCAATTAGCAGATTATTCATTTAAATTTGTACTTGAGTTTCTAAAGCCATTATCCGAAAAAATTGGATTTTGGCTTTCTTATGAAATTGATGATGTTGTTGGACGTCATGATATTCCACGCTATAATTCCGGTTGGCAAACATTTCAGAATGATAAACTCATGATGAATATGAAATATATTTTGCAACTCTGCGATGTAGTTACTGTTACAACACCGGAACTTGGTAATTATTATCATAGAAAATTTGGTGTTGATAAAAATAATATCATAGTAATTCCAAACTATCTTCCAAGATGGTGGATTGGTGAAAGTTATGATTTGGAAAAAATCAAAGCTAAAATTCAATCTGAACATAAACCTAGAATTGGATTTATTAGTTCATCTACTCATTTTGATCTATTTAATAGAAATGATGGTGTTGATGATTTTACACATATCGTAGATTTTATTAGAGATACTGTTGATAAATATCGGTGGGTATTTATCGGTGGGGTTCCACAACAACTAAAAGATTTAGTTGAAGATAAAAAGATTGAATTTAATCCCGGTTTTGATATTTTGAATTATACGCGAATTGTTAATAGTATGAAGTTTGACTTAATGGTTGCTCCTCTTCAAGATAATGTTTTTAATAGATGTAAATCTAATATCAAATTTATTGAAATGGCCGCACTTGGTATTCCTTGTATTGTTCAAGATTTAACTCCATACAAAAAATATACTGATCTTCGCTTTACTGATGCAAATGATCTTCAAGATAAGATTGATTTTGTATTATCTAATAAAGAAAGATATCTTGACCTCGTTAAAAATAATCGTGACATCATTGATAATGGTGATTCTAACGCACCAAAAGGATGGTGGCTCGAAAATAATATGGATGTTTGGTTCCAACAATTTTGTGTTAATCAACGTTCATTACGTTTTGATTTAAGAGAAATTAATTTCGAAGAAATAACTCCGGAAAATAAAAATAACGCCGGTGAAATAACGTTTGAGGTTTAAGATGCAAGATATTTTATGTGGAATTTTAAATTATGGTAGAACCCATAAAGATATGAAAAAAGTACCCAATAAGATAAAGGGTGATGTCGTTATTTGTACCGATAATCCTGAATTTTGGGGTAAAAGAGAAACAATTGCAGCTGAAGAATCTGTTGCAGCTAGTAAAAATAAGATTATAGATTTAGCTATTGAACGTGGTTATAAATATGTGTTTATTATAGAAGATGACATTATTCCAAAGAATAAAAGTCTTTTTCTTGAATATAAACAAATGATGCAAAAATATGATTTATGTGGTATTATGTATGGTTATGATACTCCAATGAATAAAGTATTTGGAAAAAGACCTAATGCATCACTTATAATTACTGATCATCAAGGACATATAGTAAATATTAATCGCTATCCTTGTTCATCTTTTATTGGCTTAAAAGTTAAACCTGACATGGTTAAATTTGATGAACAACTTTGTATTTTGGAAACAGATTTTTTGTTTATTGATATGCATAAAAAGGGTGATCACCCATTTAATGGCTTCTTTTTTGACATATCAAAAAGCTGGGAAAAATTTAAGAAAATTGATGTTAAAAGTATTCGTAAGAAAAATCTTAATATGATTAATAAAGACCGTGAAGTAAGAAAAAAATGCGAAATTAAGCCAGATTTTTCTGCTGATGCAGTCCTCAAATATATGAACGAACACAGGTAAAAACATGGAAAACATGGAAGTAGAAATGCCGAAAGGTATTGACTTCAATCCAGCAGGATTGGGTGGAGTCTACAGTAGAAAAGTTCATCTATCTGAAGATTCTACTGCACTCAATGATTTAGTAATTATTAAAATCATTGAACAAGATAGTAATAAACAAAAAGTTGGAGATATCTTTCTTCCTGATTCTACCATTACAAATGTAGAATTGTTGAAAGGCGAGATTATTAGTCTAGGTCCCGAAGCAGCGAGGGCAAACATCCAAAAGGGTGACATTGTTTTATATGACAAGTGGTCAACCTTCTATAAACCGCCGACCACTCCTGGAACATTTGTAATCACAAAAATTGAGAATGTAATTTCTAAAGTTAAAAAGGAAAATTAGTATGTCGCTTAGAGCGCTCTCCGACTATACAATCTACGCTAAATATGCCAGATATTTACCTGACATGTTTAGACGTGAAACATGGGAAGAACAAGTAGAACGTGTATTTGCAATGCACGCTACAAGATTTACTGACGTTTTGGAAAATAATCCAGAATTTAAAGACGAATTTGAATTTGCAAAACGTCAAGTACTTAAGAAACGTGTATTAGGTAGCCAACGAAGTCTTCAATTTGGCGGGCCGCAGATAGAAAAACATAATGCAAAGATGTATAATTGCGCATTTGGATATATTGATAGACTAGAGGCTTTTAATGAAGCCTTTTATCTTTTATTATGCGGAGTTGGAGTAGGATTTAGTGTTCAACAACATCATGTCAGTTGTCTTCCCGTAATTAATAAGATTTCAGATGATGCAGAAGAAGTTATATTTGAAATTGAAGATTCAATTGAAGGTTGGTCTGAATCTCTATCTGCACTTTTAAGTTCTTACTATAAAGAAGGTTTAATGCCTGAAATGTATGGTAAGAAAATTAAATTTGTATACGATAAAATTCGTCCTGAAGGTGAACTTATTTCTGGTGGATTTAAAGCACCTGGCCCAAATGGTTTGGAAAAATCATTGGAAAAAATTAGAACACTTCTAAATAGAACAGAAACAAAACTACGTCCAATTGATGCTTATGATATTCTTATGCATATGTCTGATGCAGTTCTTTCTGGTGGTGTACGTCGATCAGCAACTATTTGTTTGTTCTCTCCCGACGACGATGAAATGATGAATGCAAAAACTGGCAATTGGTTTAAAGAAAATCCACAGCGTGCTCGTTCTAATAACTCAGCTTTATTAGTTAGAGGTGAAACTTCTGAAGAACAATTTGCCAAATTAATGAAGTCAACAAAAGAATTTGGTGAACCTGGTTTTATTTGGGCTGAAGACAAAGATATCGGTTTTAATCCATGTGCTGAAATTGGTTTGTATCCAAGAACTTTAGATGGACGTTCTGGATTTCAGTTTTGTAATCTTACTGAAATTAATGGCAAATGGTGTTCAAGTAAAGATAATTTCTTGAAAGCTTGTAGAGCAAGTGCAATTATTGGTACAATGCAAGCTGCTTATACTGATTTTAAATACGTATCTGACGCTACTAAAGAAATTACTGAATACGAATCATTACTTGGTTGTTCAATTACTGGAATGATGGATAATCCAGATGTTCTTTTTGATCCAAAAATTCAGAAAGAAGGTGCCAAATGTATAATTGAGGTTAATGAAAAAATTGCTAAAATGATTGGTATCCGTCCAGCAGCTCGTGTTACAGCAGTTAAGCCAGCTGGTACAACTTCTTGTGTTCTTGGTACAGCATCTGGTATTCACCCGCATCATTCTCGTCGTTATATGCGTCGTGTTCAAGCTAACTATTTAGAATTTCCAGTTAGACAATTCGCAGAAGTTAATCCATCTGCTGTTGAAGATTCTGTATGGAGCAATAATAACACCGATAAAGTTATTACATTCCTTTGTGAAGTTCCGCCAGGAGCTATTGTTAAGAACCAACTAAAAGCAACTGATTTGCTTGAACGTGTTAAATTAACACAACAAAATTGGATTGAAGCTGGTACTGTAAAAGAACGTTGTCGAATACCTGAACTTCGACATAATGTTTCTAATACTGTTACTGTTCTTGATGATGAATGGGATGAAGTAGAAAATTATATCTTTGAAAATAGAGGTTGGTTTGCAGGTATTTCATTACTTCCAGCTTCTGGTGATAAAGATTATCCACAAGCACCATTTACAACAGTACATACACCTCGTGAAATTGTACGTGAATATGGTGACGCATCAGTATTTGCTTCTGGAGTAATTGTAGATGGTCTTAAAGCATTCAATAATAATCTATGGGATGCATGTAACTGTGTTCTTGGTATTGGCGAAGTACTTCCAGAGAAAAAATCTCATCGAGAAGAACCAACACGACCACGTAAAAATGGTTATTCACCTGAAGAATTTAATAAGAAACTTGTTAAATATGCAAGAGACCTTGAAAAATATTATGCTTCTGTTGAAGAGTATGATAAATGGTGGTATAAGAAAGAATGGGTCCGCCGCGCGGAAGGTTTTGCTGAAAAATATTTTAATGGTGATCTAAAGCGTATGACATACTGTTTAAAAGATGTCAATAACTGGAAAGTTTGGTGTGATCTTAATAGAGAATATAAAGAAATTGATTGGTCTGAAGTTCAAGAACTTGAAGCACATTATGAATCAGTAGATACTATGGGCGCCCAAGCTTGTTCTGGCGGCAAATGTGAAATTAGCTTCTAATTAATAAGGAACTTGGAATTTCAAATTTTAATTGTAATTCATAATCAGAAATATGGGTCCTGATGAATTTGTTACAATTAATGAAATTCCAAGTTCCGAATTTTAACAAAAAAGAGAAAAAGAGAAATGAAAAAAGAAAATTTATCAGCGGGGCATATTACGTTAGGATGTCTTTGGGTTTTAATGATATTTCCAATAGCAATATTTTTAAACGCATACACCTTAATGAATATTTGGAATTGGTTTATTTCACCATTAGGTCTTACTACAATAAATTTAGTACACGCTATGGGGATCTCAACAGTTATTGGATTTTTCTTAATCAATATTAAAACTAATGATTCTCCAGTAAAAACTAACGAAACTATTATTGAATTAATAACTAGATGTACAGCAAAAATAATTTTTGTTCCATTGTTCATACTTTTGTATGGTTATATTTTGTCAAAATTTATGTAAGGTATAATTATGAAAGAATTAACTATTTATGATTTAGCTGAAACGTTATGGCGTGTAGATACCGATCCTATTTTATTAGGTGTTTTCGATGGTTATGAAATTTTTAATACTCAATTTCATATTGAAATGAAGGATATAAATCCAAATGCCGTTATTGCATGTAATATTGAAGAAGGTTGGATTGATATTGAACCAATTAAAAATGCACAAATACCGGCTCAACCATTTATGACAACACAAAATAGTATAGCTAATAAATTAGTGCAACGACCTGATTTATATGATAAAGTTACTAAACGTCGCACACTTATTGGAAAAGTTATTATCTATGATTTAGAAGGTTTAAAACCACTTGTTGAATTTGAAAGAACAATTAAATCTCCAGGATTTTCTATTTATGAAGCAGGGTAATAAAGAATATATTCAAGATTGTCAAAAACCATTTGGCACAAATAGTCATATTGTTAAAACTTTAATTAATTTGATGTCTACTGAGCCCCTTTTTGGGGTTCAGGCTATTAGTGATATCAATAAATGTGTATATGCTGTTGATACTCATACTGATATGTACATTAATAATGATGTAAATCCAGTAAAAATTAATGATCATGATAAATTTACTATGACCGCTAGATCTATGGAAGAATTAGCTAAGAAATTAGATAAGTATATTGTAGAAGAAATTATAGATTGGGTTCAACATGTTGAGCCACTAGATCTAGATATTTCTAACGAAGATACAATTAAAGTTTGTCTAAGATCTAGTTATTTAAAATTGACACGAAGTCTTTCAAGACCAATTCAACCACAAGATTTAGTTGTTATTGGACCACCTCGTGTTACGTCATTTATTCCACCACTAAATCGTAGAATTAATAATGAATCTGATACTACCATTGTTACACATGGTGCTGAATCAAATCCATTCATGAGTCCTGTGATTTTGGCAATTGAACATATTGGTGTAAGTCATAGAGATTATGCTATTAGATGTGCTGTTAAAATTTTAGATCCTGATATTCATTTTTGTATAATGGAGAATACAAAAACTCCAATATATTCTAAAGATGAAGAAACTGATCTAAAAATTGATCCTACAATGGTTCCTAGAAAGATTAATACACCTGTTGAATTTAAGCAGCTAACACCAAATAATATAACTGATGATGAAAAAGAAATGATTTTGAAAAAATGGAAACCACTTCTTGACGCTGATAAAATTCCAATGGATGATAATACGCGCGCAGCTACAGCAATGGTACTTGAAAATACACAACGTGCTTTTCAGGTTCCAGAACAAAATAAAAATAAAAAGAAAAATTAAGATTAGTTTACTTTGATATTTTTTGATTTATATACAAACATAAATTTATTTAGAGGATATTATGGCTAAAAAACAAAAAGAATCAACCAAATTTTCTTTGGCATTAAAAGAACTCGGTTACGAATCAATCGGTGAATTTGTTGAACTAGTAGGTGGCTTTGCTGCTATGATTAGTGAAGGTAAAGATGCAAGTATTATGGCAAAACCACTTGCTGAACACTGTGGTGTTTTGATTGAACGTATGGGACACCTTGATGCTGTTAAGAAAAAGAACCGCGATCTCAAAGAAATTGATGAACAAATTGAGAAAGCAAAAGAAGATAAACCAGCAATTACAATGGATTTGGATCCTTCATTGATTGCAAACCTTAAAGGTCAAAAATAATGATTAAATTTTCAAAAGTACGTGACGTAAAATCACCAACCCGAGCTAATACTACTGACGCAGGTATTGATTGGTTTATTCCTAATGATCTTACTAACGAAGTCTTTGAAGAAAAGAATAAAGTTAGTAATGCTTATGTTGGTTTAGGCGGTATTGTAATTACACCACATGGTAGAGCGTGTATTCCAGCTGGAATACATATTAATATCGATGAAGGTTGGGCGCTTATTGCTGCTAATAAATCAGGCGTAGCTACTAAGAAAGGTCTTGTATTTGGTGCACAAGTTGTTGATAGTGATTATCAAGGTGAAGTTCACATTAGCGTAATTAATACAACTGATAAAGAAGTAATTCTTGAATTTGGTGCTAAAATTATTCAATTCCTTTATATGCCAGTTGGATTGGATATGCCAGAAGAAGTTCCATTTGAAGATCTTTATACTGAAGAAACTAATCGTGGTACTGGTGGATTTGGATCATCTGGAGTATAATAAATGTCTATAACCAAACAAACTGTGTATATATGCGATAATTGTAATGACAAGAAAACATATAATGAAGATACGTTTGGTGGAGCTCGCCCCTATGTGTACAATTTAGAATGTACTGGGGGTGGAGTTCTAAGAGATTCTAAACAGACTAAATACAATTTTTGTTCTCTTCAATGTGTGGGTGAGCATGTGCATAAACAAATTGAATTAGAATCTGTAAATAAAAACCAAGACACACGTGTACAGGATGCTTTAGATGCCCTCAAAGGAAATTATAGATCAGACGTTTCTACGGATAGCTAGAGAAATAGCTAACTTTTCAAATTGTGTTTCATTTAATGTTGGTTGTGTTATCGTAAAAGATGGTCGCATAATTTCAATGGGTTACAATGGTACACCAAAGGGATTTCAAAATTGTTCAGAACGATTTCCAAATTTAATTGAACGCCCTCGTAAAACATGGTCAACTGATGAACGTGACGAACATCATGCTTTTTCAGAAGCTCATGAAATTCACGCAGAAGAAAATGCGATCAATTTTGCTGCTCGACATGGTTTAAGTATTGAAGGTTCAGATGTCTATTGTACTTTACAACCTTGTAATCGTTGTCTTAAAATGTTATGTGCACCAGGAATTAAGCGTATTATTTATAGTGAAGAATATGATAAATGTAATCATTGTTCGGAAGTAAGGGAAATGGTAATAAATAGTGGAATTAAATTAGAATGGATCCCCTTAAAGTAATAATTGCTGGAACTAGATCAATTGAAGATATCCAATTAATTTATAATGCTATTGAAGATTCTGGTTTTGAAATTTCAGAAGTTGTGAGTGGTTGTGCTAGAGGTGTAGATTCTCTGGGTGAACAATGGGCAGAAGAAAATAATATTTCTATCAAAAAGTTTCCCGCTGATTGGAAAGATTTAGAAACTCCACCTGTACGAATTAAAACAAACGGATATGGTCAGTATAATGCATTAGCTGGATTTGTTAGAAATCAAAAAATGGCTAATTACGCTAATGCACTTATAGCAATAACTACAGGAAGTCCTGGAACTAAGGATATGATAGATCGTGCAAAGAAAAATGGTCTATATGTATTTGTAAAATATGTCTAAAAAAGTATTTGTATCAGGTTGTTATGATATTATCCATGGTGGCCATGTAGAATTTTTTACTCAAGCTAAAAATCATGGTGGACCAAAAGCAAAATTAATTGTTAGTTTTGCAAGTGATGATGTTTTACTTAAATATAAAGATCGAAAATCGTCTTTACCTCAAGAACATAAAAAACGAATTTTAGAATCACTTGCAGTAGTTGATGAAGTGGTTATAGGAACTAACGTGGACAGTGACGGGATAGATTTCTATGATCATTTCATTAATTTAAAACCGGATTATCTTGTAGTTACTGAAGATGATAAATATGAAGAACAAAAAAGAGCACTTTGCAAAAAAGTTGGTACTGAATATATAATTCTTCCAAAAACATTACATTATGAAAAGATCTCAACAACTGAAATTGTTAATTGGATTAAAGCTCCAAAAGAAGTTCCATTAAGAGTTGATTTTGCTGGTGGTTGGTTAGATGTTCCAAAATATTCAGATAAAGATGCATACATTGTAAACTGCTCAATCAGTCCTTTAGTATCACTTAAAGAATGGTCATACAACATTAAAAGTGGATTGGGTGGATCTGGCGCTTATGCAATACTCACAGGTGTTGATGGTGTTAAGAGTGAATTAGATATGGGTGTTGGGTGGCAAGATCCAGCAATTATTCAAGAAACTGGATTATGTGTTTGGCGATCTGGTGAAAAACCTGTATTAGAAGTTAAAGTTAATCCCGATTTTCTTCAAGGTAAGATGGCATTATTTTGGACTGGTTATGATCATGATACTCCATCAAATGTAAATAACAAACGTCCATTTGATAAAATTAAACGTGCATCAATACGTGCAGCAGACGCTGTAGTTGAAAAAGATTATAATCTACTTTGTATTGCTATAGATATTTCGTTTTCAGCTCAATTATCAGAAGGCATGGCTTGGCTTCCTATTACAGATGGTTGTATAGCACGTAAATATTGCGGTGGTGGTTGGGGTGGCTATGCTCTATATATGTTTGATACAGAAAACAATAGAGATAAATTTTGTGAACGAACAGATGTAATTCCAATAGAACCATTTATGCGATGAAGTTTCAAACAACAGCTGATAGTCCAAATAGAATTCGAGATAAACAATGGGTTGAAGAAACTTATAATCTCGACGAATTTGGCTGTTCAGCTTATGAAATTTATACGCTTAAACGAACGTTAATTGCAATAGGATATATTAGGATAGTATATGGTGATCATGGTCCATATATTGAATTAGACGAGAAAAATCTAATTGAAGATAATTGGAAACCGATCATTAGAAAAAGTAAATATGCATATTACGACGAACGCTATCCAATAGATGGTTCAGAATGTATGTTGTATATTCAGAAAAGACGAGTAACTGATCTTGCTAATCCTCCTAAAGGAAAAAGATCAGTTCGAAATGACAGAATTGGTGGATATGCAGATTACAGAGTTGGCAAATTGTATATCTCACCAGAATTTATTTTACCACAAAAGGCTGTAGATCTGAGTGAACTATGAAAATTACTAATACTTATGAAGCAAAACTTTATATTGGTCTAAAAGAAGGTTATGAAGGCTGGGTACGTGATATTACTGAAATTGAAACAGTTTGTCAACAATATTGTAACGATATTGGTCTTGGAGTAACTATTACACCAACAAAATTTGTTTATACCGGTGGAAATGAAAATGGCGCAATTATTGGATTGATTAATTATCCACGATTCCCAAAAGAACCAGAAGAAATAACTCAACATATGGCAAATATTGCTGCTATACTGATCCCAAAATTGAAACAACATAGAGCAACTATTGTTTGTACAGATAAAACAATTATGATTGAAAAGGAAGATATTGAAGATGGAAATGAAAAAACAGATTGAAGAACAATTTGACATAATGGTTGCATTTTATGACGCTTTTATTCGAAGCGAACATAATAAAGATGTACATTTTATCACTGATTCAGAAAAAGCTAATGAAGCAATACCAGTTGCAAAACCAATGGAAAGACGATTTGGTTATGCATTTTTTTCAAAAGAATTTTATCGTGATATGATATTTCTTTATAATGGAATGCAATTTAAGGGTGATGTAACTCCTCTATTAATCATGCAAGATGAAGAAAAAGTTTATGCTTTATTATACAGTCCGAGTTTTCGTAAACTGGAACCAGAAGAAATTGTTCCAAAATATATTTTTGCTGTTGAAAAATTAATCAATGAAGAACATTCTAAAGAAGGAAGTAAAATCGTTGGAGTGCGGTTCCTTTGTCCTTGGAATGAATTCGTTGAAGAAGATGATGTAAAATAATTTTTCTGTCAAAATTTTAATCAAAGTATATTAAGGTCGTAGAAGATTTATTCACTTATAAGTTAGGATTAGTTACTGAACATTCTGATTATCCAATAACACAGCATGTTCTTAATGTATGTGATTGGAAAACTATGAAATGTGGAGGAACTACCATAAGTGGTGGAGGAGGATCTAATTATGAAAAATTTGATGAATTATAAATATCTTAAAGGAGATTTTTATGAACAAATTTAATAAAAAATACGAAAAATTACTTCAAGAATATCGCTATCATTCTGATTATGCAAAACTTGGAACTGAAAACAGAGCAACTTTAGAAGTTGAAAATTTACCTGCAGGTTATGTTTGGGAATTACTTAATAAAGATAATTTTCAAGCTGTAACAAAACAAATTGGCGCCCCACCCTCAACAGATGATGGACAAGAAATTTTTGTTTTGAAAAAAGGTTCTGAATATAAAGTTGCTTTTATTGTTAATCCAAAAGATGGTACTCCTGTTCTTCTTTTCCATAAATATGGTACTAAAGGATTAGAAAAACATGCAGAAGCATTAGATATAACTTTTGATGATATTGGAGCCGGTGATTGGCGAGAGTATATTCAAAAATAATTTCTATCAAATTTATAAATCAAAGTATATTTCTTAGTATACTTTGATTTTTTCTTGTTTATATATCTATATCTGAAACGAAAGACGGTAATACCGCAACACGAGGAGAAATTAATGTACAGAAATGTAGTGTACCGTGTCGGTCCTGACACTGGTTGGAAAGGTGAAATTACGCTTTACACCTGGGATGAAGATGGAATTCCCGAAGAAAGAGTTTACCCCCACAAATCAAGACTTTATTACGAACGCCCAAATGGACATTATAAATCCATGTATGGCACTCTACTCGAAAAGAAAGAATTTGATTCTATTATTGAAAGATCTCGATGGATAAAAAATAATCCTGGTATTAAAATCTTTGAATGTTTTCATCCCGAACGTGAATTTCTAATTGATTACTTTGATGGTGAACAAGAAAAAGATGATTTTGCAAAACACGAACTTCGTACACATATTATCGATATTGAAATAGCGGTTGAAGAAGAATTCCCGCTACCAAGTAATCCAATTTATCCAATTAATGTACTTACTGTGTATGACAATTATCTTGATGAATATCATACATGGATCTTTAAACATAAAAAATGGTGTAAGCCAGATACAGACTTTACAATAATCCCAGATGATATTGATAAAAGCGTTGAAATTCCTACAAACGTTGAATTACATGTATTTGATGATGAAATGGAAATGTATATGGACTTTCTTCGTTGGTTCAAACATAATAGACCAGATGTTTTAACTGGTTGGAATGTAGAAGACTTTGATATTCCATATCTTGTTGAACGTATTGAAGTATTTCTTGGTGAAACTGTTGAACTATTATCTCCTGTCGGTACTATTAAGAAAGAAATGCGCGAACAACGTGGGTTTGATTCTCGTAAACTCTATTCTTATAAAGTTAAAGGTATTTCTACGTTAGACTATTTACCAATTTATCGTTTTAAATTCGGCGCTAATCTTCCATCATATAAATTAGAAAATGTAGCTATGGAAGAACTTGGATATGGTAAAATTAGTTATGAAGGATCATTTAAGCAGTTCTATCGTAATCATTTTGTAAAATTTGTATATTACAATATTATTGACGTAAAAGTAGTTAAGGATTTAGATACAAAACTTAAATATATAGCTCTTGCTCGTAACATTTGTAATATTGGTTTAAGTGAATATGAATCAATCTTTAGATCTTCACCAGCTATTATCGGTGCTCTTTGTCTTCAAGCACATCAAATGGACGTAAAAATTATGACAAACGCTGGTGTTGAACCAGTTGAAGCTAGTTTTACAGGTGCGTTTGTGTTTGATGTTAAACGTGGTATTTATCATGGTGGAACAAGTTCATTAGACTTAAATTCGCTATATCCAAACTTGATGATTAACTTAAATATTAGTCCTGAGACTAAAATAGGTAAGATAATTTATCGAGATGATGATGAAATTATGATTAAATTTCAAAATGGATCTATCAAAAAGATGCATCCATCGAAATTAGAAGAACTTCGTGGTAAAGTTACAATATCTCCAAATGGTGTCTTATACATTAATCCGAAGAAAAAGGTTGGATTAATGCCAGCATTCCTTGAACGTCTTTATAAGAAACGTAAAGAAGTTCAAGCTCGAGATAAAGTTGTACAAGATAAAATCGAGAAAATTAAAGCCAAACTTAAAGAACTTTCTAAAGAAAAAGTTGATATTGTTAAACCAAAATTAGCTGAGCTTGAAACATTGCATCAAAATCTAAATAATAGACAACATGCTTATAAAATCTTTCTTAATTCTATTTATGGTCAGCTTGGTAACCGTTACTTCCCACTATTTGATCTTGATAATGCTGAAGCTGTTACACTCTCAGGACAAAAAGTAATTAAAGAATCTGCACGTTTTCTACAAACATATTTTCAAAAGAAATACAAGCTTTCAGATTATGAAGCACCGCTTGCTGGTGATACTGACTCATTATATTTTGATTGTTCACCAACAACACAAGCAGTACTTGGCCATCTTCCTGAAAAATGGGATGACGAAATGATTCAACGAGTTTGTGACGAGCTTGATAAAGATCTTGTGAAAAAGATTAATGCCAATTGTGGTAGAATTACTGAACAAGAGTTTATGTCTCCGTTAAAAAATATTGTATTTAAACGTGAAACATTCTGTACTGAAGCAATGTTCCTTGCTAAGAAACGTAATATTCTACATGTTCGTAACGATGAAGGTATTCCAGTAGATAAATGGAAATGTACTGGTGTTGATATTAAACGTAATGAACTTCCTGGAAAAATCAAAGATTCATTAAAGCATATTATGTTTACTTCTCTTGTTGATAGATGGACAGCTGGTGATTATGCTGGTGAAATCAAAGAAGTTTGGCATAAATTTAATGAATTGACAGCTGATGATATTGCTTTTAATAAAGGTTATACAACTGAAAAGAAATCTAATGGATTTTTGAAAGCTGAAAAAGGATCTCTAATACATGCTAGAGGTGCAATCTATCATAATCATATTATCGAAAATTTGAAACTTGAAGATCAATACGATAAAATTCAAGTTGGAGATAAAATTAGATTTGCACGAGTATTAAAAACTAATGTGTATGGTATAGATGTTATCGCTTGGAAAGACGAATGGCCACCAGAATTTGATGAAATTTTTACTATTGATTATCAAATGATGTTTGAAAAAGTTGTTCTCGCTCCTCTTAAAAGGATTATTGAAATCAACAATTGGTCAAGAATGCACCCAGCAAACGAAGTAGAAACAGATATAATGAATTTGTAACTATACTTTGTTTAAATCTAGGTTATATTATTAAATAAGGTCATGCATTAATGAATATAGGTGAATTGAAGGAGATGATCTGGTCAATTATCGACGTACATATTGGAGGGATTCCAGTTACGGAGAAAATTTACATAGACATCAGTAACAACTATTTGCAAGAAGATGAACTAGGATTCTGTGAAACAACTGATGATTTTAAATCAGCATTCATAACATTTAATGAATTAGAACTTAATTGTATGGATGATTCAGAACAAATTGACGTTATATGTCATGAAATAGCTCATTTAATTTGTGAAGATAAAGAAGAATTTGAAGAACATGATCAACTATGGCAGAATGTTGTAGTTGCACTTGGTGGAATGCCAAATTATTATTGAGAGTTAAATAATGAAAATCTGTTGTATTGAATATAATTTTGATGCATTTAATGGTGGTGCAGCCACCTTTACCCGAGAGACAGTCAAACTATTTAATAAGTATTCTGATACGTTTGATGTAGATATTGTACAGTACGATCCAATTGAAAAGAAGTGTGAAGTACTTGAAGTTAAACATATTGATGACGTTGATATAGAATCTTACGATATTGTAATGCATGGATGTGTAAACTGTGTTAATCGTGAGAATGACGAAATTCTTGATCTGTTAGTTAGCTTGAAGAATCCTCGTACTGTATTCTTTGAACATGACCGTTATCCTGTACAACGTGTATTTTGGCATCAAAAGAAAAAAGCACGTACTGCAATGGCATGTGATTATATTATTACATGTCATCCTTTTATGTATAAAGAATTTGTTGAAGATAAAAGTAGAATCTTAGAATATAATACTTGGTTGAACTATAGAGATGTAACTGATGTTACTGAAGTTAAACCTTTTAATGAGCGCGAAATTGATGTTCTTTATCAAGCTCGTATTGCTCCCAAGAAAGGTTCTGATGGATATCTTGAATTTGCAACAACAACTAAAGAACTTGGTCTTTATGAAAATTATATGATGTATGGATTTACTGGAATGCCAGCAGAAATTTCTTGTAAAAAACATCCATCAGTATTTACTCGAATTCATAAAGATCCAAATAAACTGGTTTATAATACTCCAAAATCATTTATTGAACTTAATAAATTTGTTACCACAAATGAAGGTGTCTTAGATAATTTCAATAATGCTAAAATTACTTGGGCAGCTTATAAACTTGGTAAACAAAGTAAAGATGTAAATGTTAAAATGCATAAAGGATGGGAAGGTGCTCAGCTCGAAGCTTTGGCTGCTGGAACTATTCTTATCTGTAATGGTTTACAACGTGATCTTGAAATCTGCGGTAAACGTCTCGAAGAATATGGTTGTTTTTTCTTTATCGACGATAACCAAATGGAGCCGCTAATTGAAGAAGTTAAGAATGCTAATCTTGAAGAAATGTATCAGAAGTTAATGGAATTTAGAAAGATTCTATTTAATGATAAGAATTTCGTTCAAGGTTGGGCTGATGTTTTAATTCCGATTTATAAAGGTGAAAAGAAAGAAACTTTTATAATTGAAGCAAGCACTTTTAAGGAATATAAAGAAAATAACAGTACAAGAACTAATTAACATTTTAATAATTGAGGACTAAATGAAAAAACATAAAGCTATCGCATATGCGATTTTTACCGGATCAAATTATATCGGCTGTATGAATACGGGTCGTTTTGAACAAGACACAATTCTTGAAAATTCTGATGCATGTTTAGAAGGAAATTCGATGCATCTCGCTGGGTGTACTGCAAATTTAAAAATTGTCAAACCTAGTGAATGGAAAGAAGAAAATTATTTAGAAAATCATCCAAGTTGTGGTTGTGATTATTTCTATGCTAATCCAAATTGTAGTGGATTAAGTCGAATTAATCGTAATGCTAATGCAGATCATTACAGAAATTTTTCTCTAAATGAATCTGTTGATATTATTGACAAGCTTGGTCCAAAAACTTTCTTTATTGAAAATGCTCCAACACTAAGTAGTCAAACTGGCTGGCCTATTCTTACTCGAATGGCAGAAGTACTTGGCGAAAATTACACATTCAATGTAACTCGTGATTATGGAAAATTTCACAATGTTCCAATGGGAAGACATCGTACTTTGGTAACTGGTTATCGCCGTGATGTTTTTGATAATAAAACTTTCAAACTTCCACATAAAGTTGTAACAACTAAAAAACTACTTGAAGAAGTTGGTTCAGATTTGATGCCACAAGATGTAGGTGTATTTAATTACGAACCATTTACTCATGATATGATTCAAATTGTTGAACAAAATTTCGAGATCTTTCAAGAAATTATTGAGAAGTATCAAAAGAAATTTACTATACTTTCTATTATTCTTTCAACTCATCCTCGTAATATCAATAAAGCGTTGGAAGAATCTTATGACTGGGATACAATCATAAGAAAAACTAAGATGGAAAATGACAAGCATAAAGATAGTATTATTCGAGACATTGATCGTAAGATTGTGAAACTCGCTGGAGGCGGGGGTGTCTGGGATAAGAGTCCAACACTGATTCATAAAGATGTTCAAATGGGAATTAGTCTGACTGCTATGGCAATTATGTATAATTACGAAGAACGTCGTTTGTTTAATATCCGCGAATACGCAAACATGATGGGATATCCAAATGATTTCGTATTCAAACCTGGTGTTACAATTGGACATATTGCACAGGGTGTTCCAGCGAATTTTGCACAATATGTTCATGAACATATCGCTAACGTTCTTGATAATCCTCAAGGTAATGTTGAATCAGTTGATGCTGATGCGGTTGTTCAATTGAATAATGCTAAAGAAGCAAGAACTGCAGCGGTTGATCTTGAAAGATTTAAAATACTCGGAAATATTAACTCAGCATTTGTAAAAGGAGAATAACAGTTGAAAAAGATCTGTGTATTTAAAGTTGGTAAAAGTCCAAAGTTTTTCTGCAATGTAGATGTCAATGATCATCAATCGCGTATGATGGGTGACTGGGAGTTAGTCGAACTTATTCGACTACTCTCAAATGAACATCCTGATGATCAAATTTATATTGTAGGACGAGCAAGACCTCAAAAGGGTTTTGATTTTAATGAACAATTCCCAAATGGTAATGTAAAGTATCTTCGTTTTGATAAAGATAAAGAAGATACTTCATTTGAGGCTGCACAATTCTATACTTCACATCCAGAGCTTGAAACAGTTGATGAATTCCATTATCTTATGGGTCCACATGCCAGATATAATGGAAATATGAAACTCTGGGATGACGAAAAGGATAAACCAGTAAAAAGTATGATGTGTTTTGAAAATTATGTAGCTCCTCTACATGCTTTAATGAACGCACATCCAAAAGCTGCCCATTTTCCATACATTTCTGACCGTCGATATGTATTTATTGGCCGAGATTTGGTTACACAGCCCAAAATTATGCTTGCACAGAACGTCAAACCGTTCGAATTGGAGAATATTACCTTCAATAAAGCTGATGAAACGTCAAAACAGGGTTCTCAAGGGCCTAAAAAGTACACAATGGTACCATTTAGGTTCGATACATTGGTACTTTATGGTAAAAATAGGGACGAAATGACCCAAAATATGGTAAATTGGGAGTCCAGACCGTACGAAATATCAGTTGTAGCCAATCAAGTGGCCCCAAATATGGAAGGAAGTAGGTTCCAGGAGATCAAAAAGAACGTTCTGGACGTATATCCGGCCGAAAAAGTGGGTATAATTGGTCAGTGGAAGATAAAAGAAGTGGTAGAAGACCATATAGATTACGTTCATGAGGGTAGAACTGATGGTTGGGGTACTGATTATTACGAAGAAATGAAGAAATTTAAGTATTCTATCATATTCTTTAACTGGAGAGACTGTTCTACTAAGACATCTAGAGCTCAAATTAAGGATAATTGGATAACACCTAAGGTTTATGAAACAATGCTGCTTGGATGTGGTACTTTTATCCATGTAGAAGACCCTGAAATGCGTAAATGGTTCATTCCATACCTTGGAGATAAACTACTTTTCAGCACACCTGAAGAGTTGAAGCATAAAATTGATACTTTTACTAAACAAGATATCATTGATGCTCAATTAGAAGTACTAAAACAGTCATATTTTGATGGTTCTTACTTCAAAAAATTTATTGATAACGTAAGAAGTAAAATTTATGGCAATAGTAAATAAACAATTTGAAGATTTTGTAGCATATGATCCACACCAACTAATAAATTGCGGTCATAACTGGCTACCAGAGAAAAGTAATATGTATAAAGTAAACGATGTAATTAAATTTTCTAATACACAATTGGTTCATCCAGATATCATTAATAAAAAGTTTCTAATAACTGAACGATTAGTAGCTCATGTATCAATGATTTCTTTAGATGAAGATGAAATTGCACTTAATATCGACTATCAAACTGTTCAAGATTTAGGTGGAGCAAAAATTGGATATCGTAGACAGAAAGCTGTTGGATTCTGGGCAAGTCTACGTAAAGATCCTGAATATGAAATTATTAATCTTGCAAATGAGAAAAATATAGATGGCTAATTTTGAAAATATCTCAAATGGAAAACACGGTGAAAATTCAAACGCATTTTGTGAACATTGTTATACACTTGAAAAGGGTATTGAATTATATATGGACGGATGTACTTGGTGTAGAGCTTGTATGATTGCAAATGGTTGGACTGATGAAAAACTTAATGATATGAGAGATAATGGTACTGAATATGACGATACAATCTGAACCAGAACATCATAAACGTTATAGAGTAGCATGGGAGGCTCATAGAGATCCCGATACACCAAAATCTTGCTTAAAAGATATTGAAAATGAAATGGATAATGCTCAGAATGATTTTAAGTGGGATGAATTTCAAGAATTCAAACAAACACTTCCAGGTTATATAGAACATTGGGAAAAAATGAAAAATGATCTTGATAAAAAATTGCTTGATATTATTGACAAAGAGATAAAAGATAAATAATGAAAAATACTATTGAACTTTTAGGAATTTATGGATCAGATTTAACACATGCACAATCGGCATGGACTTCAACTGAACGTGAATTAGATCAAAAGAAATTAAATCGTGTACCACAACTATTAAAATATCTAGCTGAAAATAAACATGAAACTCCATTTGAGAAAAGTACATTACATTTCTTGGTAACATCAGAAATTGCTTCTCATATTCACATGCTTAAACATCGAATTGGTGTTTCTATTAATGCTGAATCTGCTCGTTATAAAGAATTAAATGATGACAAATACTATATTCCTGACGATTGGCCAGAATTTCTACGTAAAGATTATATCAATTATATGGAAAAAGCATTTGAAAAATATCATGAAGTTTTAGCTCATTTAGAAATAATTGGATTTGATAGAAAACGTGCTAAAGAATCTGCTAGATTTTATCTTCCATACGCTAATCAAATCAAATGTGATATAACATTTAACTTTCGATCATTTGTTCACTTTCAACGTCTTAGAAATGATGAACATGCTCAATTAGAAATTAGAGAAATTGCGCAACAGATGCTTAAGTTAGTTAAAGATCATGGTGATTTTTTCCATACAATTAATGCGTTTAACTTGTAGATAAATAATGATTTTAGAGGAAACAGAATAATGAGTGTAAAAGTACAATTTTGGTCTTATAATGATCCTGATTTACATGTAGCATGGTTTCAAAATCTATCTGATTTAGATTATGTAGAAATTAAAGAAGGTGACATTTTATCTGAAGGTTGTGATATTTTAGTAAGTCCAGCAAATAGTTTTGGTTTTATGGATGGCGGCATAGATCTTCATTATAGAAATTTTTTTGGAATGGAGTTAGAAACCAGAGTTAAAAATGAAATTATTAATTATCGGGATGGTGAACTTCCTGTAGGAGATGCACTAACAGTACCAACAATGAATGAAAAATTTCAATGGTTAATGGTACTTCCAACTATGAGAACACCAACTATTCTAAGACCTTCTGATCCAAATATTTATCTCGCGGCAAAAAGATTAGCATGGAGTATAAAAGGTTGGATGAATGAAGGTCGAGATAAGATTATTGCAGTCCCTGGACTTGGAACCGGTGTTGGTAAAATGCCTCCAGATATTTGTGCTAAACATATTAGACTTGCTTTTGATAGGGTTATGAGTCCTAAAACTTGGTCTCCAACATGTTTTAGTGATGCTAAACTTCCTGGTGATACTCGTATGAGTATGCACGATTTCTTTCCTTCATTTTAATTAAAAAGATTTACACAAATGGTTTACTTAGAACTATTTGTGTTTATTTATTTTTAACAAAGGAAATTAAAATGGATAAGAAAATTGTAAAAATTCCTTTACGTGATCGTTTTCGAAATGGAGGAAATCAAAGAACTAGTATTCTTGGTTATCTTGAAACAGACGAAATTGAATTATCAACTTTAGCATGGTTATTAGCCAATAAAATTGAATTGAAATTGGCTGGGGAAGTAAGACTTGATCAACATGGTCACTATGAATTAACAGAAATTAGATTTGAAGCAATTCCACATGAGCGTAATAAAAAGTAGTATAATAGTAGAAGGTTTAGATTGTACAGGAAAAAGTACAATAATCAAACATATTCAAAATGAAATTCCTCGATTAAAATATTATCATTTTGAATTCCCACAAGGTAATACTGATATTGAAAAGTATGCATTTCAATGGGGTCAGTTTGATATGATGTTTAAATTTATTGAATTGACAAATGGTAGTACACAGTTTATATTTGATAGAGCACATATCGGTGAATATATTTGGGGTCCAAAATATCGAAAAATGTTTCCTGATTATATGCCAATGATTGAAGATAAGTATAAAAATCTTCCAATAGTTTTACTTCATGTTCATGCTCACCATTCAAAAATTTATCAACGTTTTGAACAACGTGAAGATGAGAAAACACCTGGTATTATGTATATTAAAGAATATCTAAATAAGTTTAGACTATTCTGTGAACGGAGTCCATTTTATACAATATCACTTAATACGACCGATTTGGAAACACCAGATCAAATTAGCGCTGCAGTTAAAGATGTAGTTAGACAAATAGACGAATTCGAAAATAAATGAAAATTTTCAAAGACATACATAAAGCATATCGTGGCGTATTAATTGATGTTCGCGATAATTACGATCACATTTGTGCTCCACGTGAACAAGAAATTAGAGAAATCAGAGACTACTCATTTCGTATTGATAATCCAGTAGCTGAAGCTATTATTACAGCTGATGAAAAACGAAATGAAGTTATTGAAGATTATACTATGAAAGAATGGAAATTGTACGATTCATGTAGTAACCAAGTTCAGGATTTTGCAAAAGCATCCAAATTTTGGAATAAGCTACAAAATCCTGATGGTACAGTGAACTCAGCATATGGTTATTTGATTTGGAAGAAAAAATCTTTTGGAACCATAGCTTACGGTGATGGTCTGCATAGAACTCCATGGGAATGGGCTAAAGAATCTTTGATAAGAGATAAAGATTCTCGTCAGGCATTTCTTAAATTCTCTTTGCCAGAACACCAATGGTTTGGGAATAAAGATCAGACTTGTACGATGCATGCTAATTTCCTCATTCGTGATGATAAGTTACATTTAACTGTTGTTATGCGTAGTAATGATGTTAAACTTGGCTTAGCTTACGATCTTCCATGGTTTGTATCTCTCTTGGATAGAATGCAAGATGATCTTATTGAGACTTATCCAGAATTGAAAATTGGAACTTATACTCATATTGCTCATAGTATGCATATGTACGAAAGAGATTTAGAAGATATTAGTAAGATGATCGGGGTTTAACTATCCTAAAATTTCATTTCTTGGCTAATTCATTTTTTTCATTAATGGAATCAAATTCAATACAAAGTTTAATCATTTCAGAATTTAGTTGTAGTTTTTGATTTTGTTTATTAAGAATTTTAACTAAACGTTTTCTTGTTGTTGAATCAACTGATTTACTTTTAAGAGCGTTTTCAATTTTAGAAATACGGACCATCTGAGATTGACGTTGAACATGAAGCTGTATCATTGTATCAGATGCCATTGTCACTGTAGAAACTAATAAAAGAGCCAAGATTAGAAATTTCATTAAAATTTTTCCTTTTGGTTTAAATTGTATAATATTATATAGAATTTTCTATGCCAAACTTGGAAAAAATGACACATTTATTTATGACAGAATAACTTACGACTATCTATGATAGAAGCTAATGAGAATGTGTGACATTAATATCACATTATAATGAGATATAAAAGTACCAACTATGAATAAACAACAAATAAAAGAGACAATAATATCCCTTTATCCTGACTTAACGTCATCACAACTCAATGAAATAACTGAGTATATAATGATCTCTGAAGTTGATTTTGATAAAGTATTAATTGAAGAATTTGCACAAAAAATACAAAATTATATTGATAGACAAACATGGAGTCTTTTAAGAAGTGCAATAATGGAACAAGATGAATTTGAAGAAACAAAAATGGTTACTCCGTTTAATCCGTTTGAAAATAACTTAAATATATTTGGTGATAATGATGATTAGTTTATGGAAAGATAAAAATACTGGTGAGTGGATTACAGATGATGGTCAAATATTTGATATTGATGATTATATCTTAATAGATATATTTGATTTTTGTGGATGCGGTCATACAAAATCTGCAGTTGAACATATTATCGGTGCTCTAAAACTTATTAAAGAAAAAGATGAAATTAATAAAAATACTAAATTCGAAGATTGGTATGAAGAATGGGCTGAAAAAGTAAGTAATTTCTTTAATCATGATAGGGGTGCTCAAACAATTATGTGGTATTGTTTTGACAGAGCGGGACTTACTGACCATGGTGGCAGTGTTCCTGGTTGGTTAACTGAAAAAGGATATGATCTTATAGATCTATATGAAAAGGTAACTTAAAAATGAAAAGTAGACAAGGATTTGTAAGTAATAGTAGTTCATCTAGCTTTGTTATAATTGGAGCTAAACTTAAACAAGATATTCAAAATATTTCTGAAGAAAAAATGATTGAAATTATGAAATCATTTAAACTTGAATATGATGAAAAATATCCTGAAGATTCTTTTTGGGATTATGCATATTGTGAAGATTTTGGTGGTATTGGTATCGTACATAATACTAATTGTGTTGGAAAAACAGTCGCAACATGGGATGATTGTACTAGTATCAAAGAATTTAATATGAAAAATTTTGATCCTGAAAAAATTAAAAAACAAATTAAAGATATATTTGGCGAAGATGTTGATGTTAAAATGTATTGTGGAATGACATACGGGTAAAAATTATGAAAAGAAGAGACGGATTTGTAAGTAATAGTAGTAGCAGTAGTTTTATTCTTGGATCTCATAAAACTGTTCTTCAATATGCTATTGATATGGTTCCCTATAGAGAATGGGAAAATATTGACTGTGAATTAATTGAACAACTACGAAGTCTTCAAGATGATCCAACATGGAATGATAATGCGCCAATAATGTTTAATTCTTGTAATTATGATACATTAATTGCTAGACTTGGTGATCATGTTTATATAAGTACATGTAATAATCATCAATTTTATAATGCCTTCGACCATGAAGATATAGTAAATGTTAATCCCGAAACTGCTGAAAAAGAACTTGGTATCATAATGAATCCAGGAGAAGCTACTGATTATGCATATGATCTTTATGACTTATATCTGGATAGCTATAGTTTCTACTTTACACATGTCAGTGAAGAATTTATAAACGAATCTAAAACTGATATTAGAGATCAACCAAAACGTATTAAATCTATGGTTGATAATGTTGCAAAAAGTACTGAAAAAGAAGACAGATGGGAATGTAATACTTCTGATCTATCTTTTGATGAAATGGTTGCTTTAATGTATCTTATTAAATCCGGTCAAGCAGATACTATTATTTGTATCTCAGATACAACATTCTCTCGACTTGATAATAAAATGAAAGATAAATTCATTAAATACTAATTGTAACTGCGAAACATTGGAGTCGGCTTTATGTCGGCTCCTTTTGTTGTTTTTATAAATATTTCATAAAAAGGATTTATCATATGAAATTTAACACAATAATGGAAGCATTTAAAATACCTTCTAAACAAAAACGTTTAGAAAAGATTGGTTTTAATGAAGAATTATTCCAACAAAATATTAAAGAAGCAAGAGATAATACTAGCTTCAATGATTTTGATATTAAACTAGAATCGGATTTAACACCTTATGGTCTTGAAAGTCTAGTAACACGTCAACTAATAAAATCTGCTGAATTATATGATGGATTTAAACATGAAAAAAATACAACATTCGACTCAGTAATATTATTCATAAAAGAAGCTGAAGACTATAAAATCGACCTCAAGTACATAATTAAATCTGATGATTATGAACAAGTCGAAATATCATTTTATGTATTCTTTGATTATCCTAATTATAAACTATCAAAAGGTACATTTGGTGCACGAAAATTTTATAACAGAATAACACATGAAGATGTTTTAGATCTAAGAAACTATATCTTAACACCAGATGATGTTAGTGTTAGTGAAAGTTGGGGTATTACAGTTGATACTTCTTATTTTAAACTTAGTGAGCTCAGAGATGAATAAATTTACAAACAAATATAATACTTTATTGGAAGCATTTAAACTTCCACAATCTAATACACTAATTAGGCAGTATCAAAATTTATACGATTTAACAGAAGAACAAACTGAAAAATTCATAAAACATGCGGATTTTGTTGATAAATTAAAAACGATCAAATTTGAAATTCCTGTTAGTAAAGATCCAGATAATAATTATGATATGGTTGGTAAAATCCATAAAGTAATTGAAAAGGTCTTACCAAAAAATTATGAAATTGACGCAATGAATAATGTATTCTGGGGTAAACCAATGTTTTACACTAAAATAACAGTTGCTAATAGAGAAAATGATGGTACTGCTGCGATAGTTATTCATATAAATCAGGCCGCCAATGGTAAAATTATTGTTGATAATTTTATTTATTTTGATGATGTCAAATTTTTAAATTCAGAAGAAGTATCTTTAATGGATGATACAATAACAGATAATATCTTTAATGATATAAGATCAGTACCAAATATTTTTTCAGTAAAATAGGAATATAAAATGAATAAATTTAATAACAAATATAAACAATTGATAGAAGCATTCAAAGGTCCATCAAAAGACCAAATATTAAAATATTATGGGTTAAGTACTGGTGAATTTTTACAAAAGTACAAACTATTTTTTCGCGATATAAGTTTTAAATCATTTGATATTTACATTTCTGAAAAATTTATGGAAGAAATAATTCAAATATTGATTAAATCATATATTGGTTCTAAAAATAAGATCTGGAGTGATACACCGGATCTTACATCACTTATAATTGAACGTAATTTTGATGATGAATCAGTTATTTGGTTATATTTTGACTTTATAAATCTTAAAGAGAAAAATATAATTGATGTTTCATTAATGTATGATCCTCATAATCAAAAAGTTGATAGATCTTTATTTATACGTGGAAATCAGGTATTTAATATTGATGGTTCTATGTTAGATGAGCAAATATTGTATAAATTTATAGATAAAATGCAAAATATAAAATTAGATGTCGAATTAGGTAATAAAATTATACATAGTCTTAATACGGAAGATTTAAAATGAAATTAGAAACATTTTTAGAAGCATTCAAAGTGCCACAACATGAAGATTTAATTAAAAAGTTCGAAGTAGAAGGTGCCGTAGAAATGTTCAAACTATTTGGACAAATCAAGTGGGATCCATTTACATTTGAATTTATAGATCAGATAAAACTTGATTATGAAAAACAACAAAATCAATCATTTTCTCTCTTAATTACACTCTTTAAAAATATGAATTATGATACTAAAATATTTGAAGCAACATTAGAAAATAAAATATATGTTCGCCCACTATCTGATGATTTAGTGCAATTTGATGGAACTAAATTTTCTATATCAGTTGCAAATTCTGGTAAAATTATATTCAATATTGAAGCAGTCGCTCAAAATGAAAATTCGTTATCACGCTTTTCTCAAATAGGACCATTTGAAATCTACGATGAAAAGAAAATGAATACTGCTATTAATATCATTACTTCAGATTACGCTACACTTCATCTCATTGACGATGGCGGTCAAGGTTCAAAAATTCAACTTCCCTAAAAATATTCCATCACAAGCATGGCGGCAGACTTACGATCATGCTCACCTTAAAACATTAATTGAATATAAATTTCGCTATTATATATCTTCATGGCAGTTCGAGATCATTCCGAAAGCCATGGGGATATACACTCATCCCTTAGGGACGGATACGATTCAAAGCCTCTTCCTATATGATCCGAAGATTCCTATATAGGGGCTTCAAAAATAATCAAAAGACGATCAAAAGACGATCAAAAGACGATCAAAAGACGATCAAACAATCATCAATCATCAATCATCTATCATATCTTATCTTATCTTATTATCATATCATCAATCATATCATCAATCATATCATCAATCATATCATCAATCATATCTCAACAAACGGGTTATAACCTCAAGAACCCTTCCCATCCCAGAAACCCTCTATTGGCATTTTTCTACGAGCAGGTTATAACCAGTTGTACCGCGCTTATTAACCTCTGAAGTATATGGCTTTTTGTTACGAGCCAGTTGTTCTAAACAACTTTGGAAGTAAGTAATATACCCGTTGTTACGAGCTCTAATTAGATTAAAGTAATATACCAGTTGTTCTAAACAACTTTGGAAGTAAGTAATATACCCGTTGCTACGAGCTCTAATTAGATTAAAGTAATACACCTGTTGTTCTAAACATATACATTCTACGAGGTTGTGTACGAGTTGTTACGAGCTTGAATACATTCAAGTTATTCGCACGTTGTTCTAAACAACTTTGGAAGTAAGTAATATACCCGTTGCTACGAGCTCTAATTAGATTAAAGTAATACACCTGTTGTTTCAAGCTCTAATTAGATTAAAGTAATATACCAGTTGTTCCTAACTATTTTGGGAGTAAGTAATACACCTGTTGTTCCTAACTATTTTGGGAGTAAGTAATATACCCGTTGTTTCAAGCTCTAATTAGATTAATGTAATACACCCGTTGCTTGGTACTTAAAAACCTTTAAAGTATTTGACTATTAGTAGGGAAACTAAGAATCAAAGCTATTAGCAAAATACTACATCCCAGCGTTGTTACGAGCCTTTTGCTACGAGCCTTTGTATACGAGCCTTTTGTAACCGGCTTTTAGATACGAGCTCTTTTGAACGAGACTTAAAGCGAAAAAAAGTTTTAAAAAAGTAGTACTTTTTAATATTTATGTATTTACTTATATCAGTTTTGAATTATATTATATATAGGTGGAGGGTAATATATAATGGATATATTAACCCTGCTGCCGCCCTTAATTAAAACGGGCATTGCGCCCAACACCAAAAAGGAGATCTACCATGATCACCAAAAACGCCGCCACTCTGGCAATCCTGACCGAAGCCCTCAACTCCCTGGCAGTCCGTGCGAAGAAGAACAAACTCCAAGACGGTGACACTAAGTTGCTCGAATCCATCTGGCGTTGCTCCTTCACATCCCACACCAAATACGACCGCGAAGCGGTTGGCGAGTTCGCAAAAATCATCAACTACGGCGGAACACCTCCTACCAAGCCGGAAAACGATGATCAGGAACAATACGACTACGTCGTATCCAACGCCCATAAGTGGATCGCAAAATGGGATATCTGCCCTAAGATAACCGCTAAGCTCGAAGAAGAAGCTGCCAAGAAGAAAGCTGAGGAGCAAGCCGCGAAGGAAGCTGAGAAAGCGGCTAAGGAAGCCGAAGCCGCCGCTCAGAAGGACGAATCCTCGGAAGAGAAATCCGCCTAACGGATAACCACCCTCCCCGGACCTCCATGGTCCGGGGACCTTTTGAGTCGCATTAATTGTCCAGAGCAAATAGTTGTACAGAGAAATTCTCGCGAGCTCGCCGCAATTAGTGGATTCAAGAGGTCCTCGGATACCTTGAAATCCGCAACTTAACCAAACAACGAGCTCCTTTCAACGAGCTCAAAGGAACGAAGAAATGAGCATGATCATGGCAATGGTCCCTCACAAGACAACATCTGCCGGGGTACCAATCATCCCTCGTCAGCATCTCTCAACTGAAACTCGCTTTAACGCCCGTGAACGTGGTGGTGCGGTTCTTATCACTGGGGAGAAGATCTCCTATAAGAAAGGTGTTGGTTACCTTTATACTCACTCCTACTCCCTCCGTGCAAAATTGGACACATTCCTCCACTGGTGGGATGGCAAAGTACTCTAACGAGCCTTAACGAACGAGCATAAAGGAACGAGATAATGTCTCACACTTTTCTTAAAACAAATTATGCCGATCATGGCATATGTCTAGGCGTTCCCTACTCTGATGGGAGCGGTTATACCACACCGCAAGTGGTAGAATACAACTTGGCGCGCCGAATGTTCTATAACTGGCGGGTAGCAGTATATCGCAACAGTGATAGTCAGATGCAAGTTTTGATCAATCCTACCGATCAAGAAGAAGCATCTGGATGGTTTAATGGTTCAGAAGAAGTCGAAGGACGAATCATCGAATATGTTGCAATAGACTGTGGATCATTTTTTGATATGGATGATGGAACATGTCTTCGAATGTCACATCCAATGGAAGAATTGATTGAGTGGTCATGCATCCTCAACGTATTCAAAGCTAAATTCTGCCCAGACATTGAATTGGCACCTAGTGCAGGATTCATTGGAGCCAAACGGAATGCGAGAGATTACAAGGTTCGATTAATAGAAGCAATCTCCTCGGCAGACTTTGAAGGGAAGGATGAGATGATCAGTAACGAGCCCTTTCCAACGACCACTTTTGATCATCAACTTGATCAAAATGATCGCGATAAGATCATTACTAAGATCAATGAGATCTTAAAAGATGGTGTTAAAGTTGGTTGTGATTCAACGATCGTTGGCAATACTCGACAAATCTGGAAAGCTCTTGGAATTGATCAACATCAAGAAAACCGAGTTGTTAACCTACTGAAGCGTGTAATTGATAACATCTAAATACGAAGATCATGTCAAACAAAGAAATTATAACATGGAATACTGGGCGCCAGTATACGAGGGAAGGTCAACGAATTGGAGCAACTATCCATGAAGGAATAGTTCAATTCTCTGATTATGACCGAATGGTATCGGGGACCTTCCCACATATACCTGGTATTGATCTGAAAGAACAAGTCATGGATCACTACGACAATAACAAATATAGTTGTAGTATGCCATATGAACACCGACAGGAGTTGGAAGAGTATATCAAGGAACATGCACCAACCCTCTAACAAGAAAGGAACGAGCTATGATCAACGAGCTAGAACAACAAGAACGACCACCTCAAGTAGTAAAAGAAGAACTAATCAATCTTCTCCAGGAATTCTCAGATCATCTCTTCAGTGGAAACTATGATGGTGATTGGGATGAAGATGATATCCAAGATATCAAGAATGCAACAGGAATCCTCCAAGACGAAATTGAATAGGACGAGCTATGACGAACGAGAAATGTAAATGTAAATGGGGCCAGTATTATTCTGAGAATGAACATGGTCAATCCGTATGGGTCTGTGACGAATGTGGTGCAGTTCGTGATAAACCAAAAGAACAAGAATTCACCTGCGCAGAATGTAATAAGGAGATTCATGGCAGAATCAATCTAGTGGATCCAGGATCCTATGGATTTGTTAGATTCAAAAATGAACCACATGAAGAGATCTGTGATGAATGCTGGGATCGCAGAGTCAATAACCAAGGAGATCGTTACTACCTAAATAGCGAGGCAGCCTACTAAATGAAATATGAGAAGATTAAAATCGTTATAGGTGCATTGTGTCTAATAGCATCTATAGGAATAATTACATATATCAGTACGAGACCAATCAACGAGCTTGGCTTGTACGAGTTTGTAATCAATTCATTCTTTCTGATACTATGTGCAATCATAGTAGATAAATGGTTGTTTATAAGGATGCGTGACTAGTGTCACTCGGTGTCCCTCGTTAGCTATCACGCGAGCGAGAACACAATTCCCAACAACCCAAACAAACCCTCCCTAACGGGTAGACCTATGTCTATATAATCACGTTTCGTTAAAAGTAAACTAAGAAAAGACTGGAGTTGAAAAAAAGTTATGTTCAATAAGAATGCTCTAATTATAATAGGAGTAGTACTGTTCATTTATGGTGTTATCTTTCCCCCACCTAAATCAATTGAATTCATGCGTCAACCAATGATTACTGCATCTATTATCCTATTAGTATTAGGTAGTACATATACAAACTTGGATAAAAAAGAATGAAGAACTCAACAAAAGAACTTTTAATATTCATTGCATTATTCCTTAGTATATTATTCATGATGACTGCACCTCTATGGATGTATTGGATTCTTGGAAAGTGATCGCAAATGATCATTTTCAGTAGAAAAGTTGGAATAACCCTAGGGAAGATTTACCTCGTTGTATAAAAATGATCACTTTTTGATCATATGATCACTATTTTTGATCATATGAGAGCTCATATGTATACTCCAGATGCTGCTCGTGAACTCTTGTGTTTGAGAATGGGCTGGGATGATCAAAGAGATGGGGTGAGATGGCAGTAGATGGCAGTAGATGGCAGTAGATGGCAGTAGATGGGGTGAGATGGCAGTAGATGGCAGTAGATGGGAATAAACGCCCATAGGTTTGCATATAAAACAACTTGCATGAACATACCGTGATGCATGAGAGTCTTTGATGGCCGTGTCTGGGCATCTTACCTACCCACATAGTAGTATGTATCCCTATAAGAAGTGTTGTATTAGCATATGATTACCTATTGTATATCCTATTATTATTATGTGTATGTATACTAACGAGAGTTGTACTACGAGCTTTTTTATTTCTTTTATTTCTTGCCTGATTCTATATCTTTTGAGACGAGTTTGAGGAAGTACGATTGTTGTGGGGAAAAATTGCAATTTTTCAATAAATAGTTCTATACAAATGGAGTATAAAATGAAATTTAAGAAATTAATTGAGGCGTTTAACTATACTACTTCTATAGAGAAAGCTAAAGAAAAGTGGTATAAAGATTTTAATGCAATCAAGTTTAGTGACTTTGAAGTGAGGTGGGATCCGGAAAAAGACAATATTGAATCTGTGATGAAAGCTTTATATGATGCTGATCAGTATGATGAAGATTGGGATGACCATGGACCTCCATTCTGGGAAATTGACATGCCATTACCTTGGAATGATAATATTCTTTTTACTATTAATCCGTATGAGAATGGTAACATTTCAGTTAGTGTATCTGGGTTTAAAGGACGTGATGGTGTAAGAAGTGGTGTAGCGGTTAGTGATATTTTCTTAGGTACTGGGCGATTTATTAAAGGATCTTTTACAAACAAGGATCTAGAAGAGATGATGGATGAAGTGTTGGAAAAGATTATAGATAGAGATCTCCTACACCCTGCATCAAAAGATGACAATTAATATGTGATATATCCAGAACTTAAATAACGAGATGTCAACTACGAGATTTTTGGGAGCTTTTGGCTCCCATTATTTTTGTTTAAAAAAGTTTAAGGATAATTTTACTTTGTTAATTTACATGTTATATTATAATAACAACTTATAATGGACTTAATAAAAGGAACATTGTTATGGGCAGGTATATTGAAGGCCCCGCAAAAGGTAAAGTTAATCACATCGTTGACATGGGCGCAACTGTTATCAGTGAAGATGGTGCACGACAAATCATGGAATCAGGTGACGAAGACAATGGTGTAATTATTGTTGTTGATAATGGACCATTTGAAGCCGCTGCGTGGGCATTTGATCTTCGTGAGTTCAAAGTATTCACTAACCCTCGTGATCACCGTCCAAAAACTTTCTTAACCATGAACCGTGAAACTATTATGAAGGTAGCTAAATAATGATTACACGGACTAAACTATCCGAAACAGCAATTGATGAGATTGCATACTGTATTGAACGTGGTAGTAAACTTACAGCAATTAAAACATTGCGTCAACACATCAAAATTAGTCTTTTAGATGCAAAAGAACTAATTGAAGCGTATGATTGTCCAGCTAATTATAGTAGCAATAATGGAAGTCTTACTGTAATCCGTAGTGCAGAAGATGAAAGACTTGCATATAAATCTGCAAACCGTTTCCGTGCTGATATGGCACGGTATGAATTTGTTACACATACCTTTGAAGAAATAATGGATGACGTAATACGTGAATTTGGTCACGTTCGAGCACTTCAATACATCGCAAATCAAATGGAGGTTTAGATGCCGCGACGTACACAATCGTTACTTGGTGAACTGGTTGAAGGTTCATGGGAAGAAATCCAGAATTATAACCATGCTGAATTCTTTGATTTTGCCGCCGGAACAATCGATGATTTGACCGAGGAAGAAGCATGGGATTACTGGGAAGGTGTTGGACTTACACCTCATGCAGATAATGAACATGATCTTGACTGGGAAGAAACTAAAGATCTTGTAGGAGTTTGGGAGTATGAGTAAAGAACTTATCGGGTATCTTGCCTTTTCTAAATCAGGCATTAAGTTCATCAAACCATCTAAACAACGTAAACCGAAAACACAATACAACTTCGGTGGACGAGATGCTACTATCGAGAAATGTGGTAGTCAATGGGAAGGTGTGTTTGATGATGATCATGGTCACACTTTCATTGCTGATCGGAAACGAGATGTAATTAATGATATGAAATGTCATGTTAATGTTTCGTAAAATTTGAAGTTGGAGAAAATCAATGAATATTTTACAAAAGCAACTATTGGATAAAAAGATTGTTGGTATTCATGAGATCGAAGGATCATGTGTAGATCAATATCATTTGATATTGAATGATGGTACTAAAATTGTTATCAGTAACGAGCATCATACTGGTTCTTTTGAAGTTCATGAACCTGGAATGATTTGCGGGGGTACTGTTAAAATTCATCGCGATGAATTTGTAAAAGGTCGTACTGAAGATTTCTTTGATCCTTGTTGTATGGTATGTCATGAAGAAATTGAAACAGCAATTCTTTATGAAGCTGGACATGAATCTACTTACGTATGTTGTCCAATGTGTTATGAACAAACGAAGTAAGTATTAAAGAAGATACTAAAGAGGAAATATAATGTCAGGAAAAATTGAATGGTCAAAGTCTGGATCTTATTCAACAATTCATCCTGAGAAAATCGGGAAAGTCACTGCACCAAATGGTAAACAATATCGTGCCAAACCAACACTTAATTGTTGTGACTGTGCTTTCTCTTCAATGTTTTCACCATGTAATGATCGTCAAACATTACCATGTGAGACGGGTGATTTGATTACTATTGATGGCAAAACATATCGTATGGAACGAGATACTGCATGGGAAAAGGTTACTTAAGAAATCTTTTGTTCATTATTTTTATAAAAATGTTTTTACTTTTATTAAAATGATGTTATATTATATTAAACCGCAAGGAATATAATAAAGGATATTAAGTGAAAGACCAAATCAAATTTTTAAACCTCTTTAAACCATGTGGAGAATATTGTGGCTAAGATTACATTAGACTTTGCTGTTGTAACTGAAGAAGAAACGATGGCTTTGTATCAAGAGTTCATTGAATATCTCTTGGATTTCGGATGTAATAATCCTGATGTACGTGCAATGACGTACGAAGAATTAAAAGAATATCATGCTACAAGAAATCCTAATTCAAACGACTTTACACTTACTGGTCATATTGACGACATCAAACTATATCTTAAAGAGAAATACTGTGTTGGTATGACTGAAGAAGATATTAAAGAAACAATAAATTCAATTGAAGATAGCGGAGATGTAAAATGACTAAAGAAGAACGTGCCGCTTATATGAGGGAGTATCGAAAGAAAAATCCCGAATATGCTAAAAAATGTAGTGAATATACGAGACAATGGCGGGAAAATAATCCGGAACGAAGCAAAGAATTATGTGATAAATCACGTGAAAAGAATCGTGATAAAATTAATGCACGGAAACGTGCAAAACGTGCAGCTGATCCTGAGAAAGAACGTGAAAAAGAACGTGCATATCGTGCACGTAATCCTGAATTAACTAAAGCACGGAACAAAATATCTAACGACAAAGCTATTGAAGAACGTCGTAATGATGAAGAGAAACGATTGGCGTATAATAAACGTATGCGTGAATATCGTAGAAAGAATCCTGAAAAGATCAAAGCAATTAACGATAAATGCAGAAAGAAAAAATTGGAGGAAGAAAATGTCAAAGAAAGTTGAATGGACTGAGAACATGATTGCTGATTATGTATCAGTTGATGAACTCCAAGATGTCGAAGCTCCCGACGGGAAAAAGTATCGCGCAATTGAATCTAAAGAATGTGAAAACTGTGTATTCAAAAATACTACTAAGCCATGCCTACCATGTGGTGTTGGTGATACAATTGTTATTGAAGGACAGGTTTATCGTCTTGAAACTGGTTTAGAATGGGAAGAAATAAAAATGATGAAATATCTAGTAAGTGAAGATTACCAACAAAATGTTTCAACTATGCAAATAATGTTTGATGATCTGTGTAAGAAGCACAAAATTAAAACAAAATTTGTAGCTGAAGCAGAACTCCCAAGTGATGGAATGGGTGATATCTATATTCATCCAAGCGAAGCAGGTCCTGGAAATGAAAAACCTTACTTTATGATTCTTGGTAATCGAGATGAAATCATTTCATGTGAAGGATTGGATAAAGATGCTAAAGTCTATTACCCAGAACATTGTGCTTTAGCTTATTGTGCCGCAGATGGTGACACCGAAGATGTTTTTAAGACTGAAGAAGAAATTGTACAATGTTTAAAACAATTTGATAATTAAAAGTAATTAAAAACCTGTTTAATCTAATAAATAATAAAAACAAACAGGTTATTTTAATGTCTAAATTTGATGACAAATATTTACAATTGATGGAAGCATTTAAACTTCCATCATCAAAAGATATGGCAAAGCTACTTACTGGGCGATTTGGTAAGTCAATGTATTTTGAACCATTCAATATTAAATTAGAAGATTATCTCTATTATAATAACGAAGGTTTACCAACTGGCTTTAAAGAAGAATTAAGAGATTTTCTTATAAGCAAAATATCTGGAGATTATGAACTAAAAGATACTAATTATGGATGGGATCCTGATTACAAAGAATATAGAAATCTAAGTATAGATGGTAAAGGTAGTAAGGGGAAAGAGAAAAGTTATCCTTCTATTTGGATGTCTTTGCCAAAGTACTCACATGGTAATCAACATGTTGTAAAAATTACGGTATATTATTATAGTAAAAGTTATACACCTCTTGCGACACAAACTCTTGCAATACAGACAGACAATAACTTTACTGAAAAAACAATTAATGACCTTTTAACTAAAGTAGCAGGTAAAGCTACAAAAGAAAAAGAATTAAGGATTTATGGAAGATGAATAAATTTAATGACAAATACAATAAATTAATGGAATCTTTTAACGTTCCTACAATGGATAAAAGACTTGATAAATTTATTGATCGCTTACCTGTTCCAATTAAGGTAGGACCTTTTAGTATTAAAATAAACGAAGATTTTATAAGTAGAGAAAACTTAGAAGTAATTAAAGATGCAATAATATTCCCAGAACATTCTGATGATGTGGAAATTAGGATAGTATCCAGACATTACGGTGTTCCGGGGACAAGCACAGAGGTTGGATTAGTTAATATGTATATTAAAACAACTGACGGTAAAAAGCTTCAATATAATTTTACTATATCACGTGATCTTGAACAAACTTTTGCAAGTTTCGCAATAGACGACGGTGTCTATCAATTTTATGATGAAATAACATTTGATGAAGAAGCCAAAGAATTAACTGATGATCATTTAAATGCTATCGTTATTAAAGTTGCTATTGATATTCCGGAAGAAGATTATGATTTAGAAGATTTAGAAGAAGCTTTTAAAATTCCTAAAAATGCTTTTGTTAAAAAAGCAACTGAAGGACATGATATCAACTTAGATAAATTTGAAATTGATACTGAAGGAATGTCCAAAGTTAAAGCAGCTTTTGAATTTGCAGATGCTATTAAAAACAATTTATCAGGTGATTTTGAAATGTCGTTTCTATCTTGGCAACATCCTAGGAAAAAATCAAACGTATTACATACAATCAAGCTAATATTTGATGAAAATAAATCAATGACTATTTTAGTTACAACGCTTGATCCAGCTACAATACAATTCCGAGGAGAAGGAAAACCTAAAACATTTAGAGATCTTCAAAAAAGACAACAAAGATACAAAAACGCTCGATCGAAATTTCAATCACCACAAGAGTTTATAACATTATTTATCTCAAGATTTGATGATGAAACTAAGAAAGCTGGTTCTGGACAAATACGATTACTTAACGTTGGTAAAGATGGTAATGTATTAAAATCTGATGTTGTTGAAGAAGAAATTCATAATAGTGCTAAACAGTTTGTAACTGGCAAAAAATAATTTAATTAAACTCCCAGGTTTTCTTGGGAGTATTTTTGTGTAAAATTTTTATAAAGATTATTTTACTTTGAATAATTCTATGTTATATTATATTAACTTAGGAATATATTAATATAAGGAATAACATGAAAAACAATTTAACATCTACTATGCAACAAATTGATGTAAGTCCTAAAGATTTCATTAATACTCCAAAAGCAAAAGAATTAGGCTGGAATATACACAATCATTGTTTTCCTGAAGTTCCATATACATATTTTGCATATTTCCAAGATGTTGAAGATGCATTATCGCTTTCATGTCATCAAGAAAATTCTCTTAATTGGGAACTTAATATTAAGAAAGACACTGAAGTGGTCACCACATATTTCCTTTCCAAGAACGATGCATATCAATTTATTAAGATGTTCTTTGGAATTGAAGTCAATGAGTCTTTTGCACGAATTGAGGAACCGGTTAATTGTTGTGATGAACCATTTGTTCGAGATATTTTTTATATTTGGTCATGTCCAACATGTAAAAGTAGCTTTGATAAGGACGGATGGTATTGTGAGCCATCCCCTGATAAACGATGTCATTACTATTCAAGAGATGGAAAAATTTCTCTTCGAAATGGTAATACAGTTGATATTCCAACTGACCATGATCCTGAGTATGAAACAGATGATTGCTGCATTTTCTGTGGTGATCCAGATGAAAGGAAATAACATGAAAACTAAAGTAAAAGCTGTAACGGTTAAGAATTCTAAGGAAGTTCCAGAACAGCTTATGGTCAAAGATGGAAAGCTTCTTTGTAAGGATGGATCTGAACCTGACTTTTCTAATTTTCCAGATGGTGATGTGAGTCTTATTATGACTGAAAGGTTTAAGAGAGATTTGGATGACGTATGGATGCTTAATCATTGGGGTGCTTAAATGGTAATGACTATAAAACCAATAATACCATTTGAAGTATTCGTGATAAGTATGGTTGGTTTATTTATCATCAGTCTTTTATTCATTGCATGGAAGTCTGTTAATTCCAAGCTCGAAAAGGAATGGCTACTAAATGGTAGTATTATTATAGGTATCATGTGGTGTATTACATTTGTCGCAGTTGTGTATGAAAACTGGGATAAAATGTTTCTCTAAAATTTTACTTTATTATAATGTAAGTTATATTAAATTTTATGTGGCAATCTAGATGAAAGGAAATAATAAAGATGAGCGACAACCAACAAATCGTACGATGGGCGAATGCTATCGCCCGGGCAACACAAAAAGTTGAATTCAACAATGAAGCTGCTGAGCTTGGTTGGGAACATGATGAATTTGGAATCATGGCACAAGTGTTGGTCGATGATGCAATGCTTGAAATGGATCCACAATGTATAGGCGAAGACGTTGAAGCTTATGGTGAATTCCTCGAAAATGATTCTGAAAATTGGTGGCATTGGATTGATCAAACAATCGGCACCGATTGGGGAAAAGTAGCTAAAGTGATTCACGAAGAAGGTTATTAATTTAGTAGAAAGAAATGACAATAATTTTGATTCTACCATATCTTAAAAGGAAAAAAGAGATGCCAACAAAACCAACACTCAGAGATGACGCCGAACAAATCGTTGATACTTATGGTATGAATGTATGTAGTGAAACCATTTACGAATGGGCAAATGAATTTCTTGTTGATTACTCAGATTTGCAAGATGAAGTATATAAAGTAATCAGAGAACGAAAAGAAGCTGAAGCTTAACGCCAACTAAATGATTTGCCTGGAATAGTTTTAAAGCCGGATATGTCTACTTTAATGCTTGATAAAATATTTAAGATTTCTTGTAATTTCTTAGAATCTAATTCATTCCATGGCAACTCAGTGTCAATAACCTCTTTAAATCCACCAACCAATTGTTTCGGTAATTCATGACCAAGAACTTGACCAGTATCTAATGTTAGTTCTAAAATGATATCAATTATATCATAATTGAAATCAATAATCATTTTACAATTAGCTACATTACCTACATTAATATCAAATGCTTTTGTTATTGTTCTGTTTTCTCTCCAATTATTTGGATCGAGTAAAGGAATTTTTTGACTAATATGTATTTCGTTACCAATTGGTTTAACTTTAGCACCTTCAGGTACACTGAGTGCATAAGTTAATGTACGTTTCAAATTAATTTTTCTTTTAATTGGACGGAACATTGTAGTAACTTTAATATTATTAAGAAAGTTTTTAAATGGTTCAGTTAAGAATGATACATTCTTTTTCTTTATAGCATCTTTTGGTATTTTAAATGCTTCTTTAAGAATATTATAAGTTTTAATAAATTGTTTCATAAATCACCGATTGACCTTTTTGATTATTTATAATCCGAAAGTAAACTTTTGTTAAATTTTTTAATGGGAACAGTTTACTTTGATAAAATCTATGTTATATTATAATAAGTTATGGAAATAGATATTTCCTTACATTCTTAAACTTAACCGTGGAGAGTAACATGCAGAATCAACTTATTTATGTCTGCCACTTCGACATTATCTGGGAAGACTTCGCAGCTATCTTGGGAGAAATTCACAAGATTGGAGCTGGGAAACAAATCGTCGAAATCGAATGGCATGGTCCAGCCGGCGGAAATCCTCTTCTTCAAATTGTTTTCAATGAAGAGCAACTTACAGAATTCTACAAAATCTATACTGGCGCTGATCCAGTTGTAGTAATTGACGAAGAAACAACAACACCAATTGCATCTGATTATGATGAATTTCTAAATCTTCATACTATTTCATATTCAATTGATGCAATCAAAAATCATCTGAAACACGAACTGGTTCATAAGGTTGGCTTAGATGGAATTCCACTTAAAGAAATGTGCGAAGCGCTTGGAATTTCAGATAAATTCTATGAACTTGGTCGTGTACAATATGAAGCAATGACTAACCATCTATTTACTGAGGAATAAATAAATGTCAACAAGGGCAATGGTCGGAATTTTGGACGTGGAAACGGGTAAGATCTCAGCATCTTATTGTCACTGGGCATCAGAGTTGGATGATGAACTCCCTAATTACTGGGATTCAGAACACGGTGCAGAACAATTAGCCTATCATGGTTATATGTCGGAAATTGATCGGGGTGAAATTGAAGTAACTCCTGGCGCAATTCCTGGTGAAGATACTGAGGAATACTCGGAGTATAAAAATATTACAGAGCTCATGGAAAAGATGGCAATCTGTGACTATTTTTATATTTGGGAAAATAACGATTGGACTGTGTATGGAGGTTATCACAGTTATCAACTCGGCAGAGATGTATGGGATGATGATGAGGATGACGAATACAAAGACTAATTCAAGGCAAAAATAAGTTAAAAATAATTTAATTATTGTATTTACTTTTATTCGTTTTGAATTATATTTATATTAAGGAATGGAATAATGGTTCCATTTTATAACTTAACCAAACTAAAACCAGCAACAACCGGAGGCTACGGGATGCTGAAATTGACAAAAGATGAACGCCATGAAAGAATGATCGCAATTCATGGATCGGGAAAACCACTGACTGACCACGTGGATGAAATACTTGCAATTAATGAACAGCTTGTTCAATCTCAAGCTCGCCACAATGCACGCTTTAACCGAACTGGTCTTGATGTAAATGACTTTATTCAAATTGGTTTATTGGCAATTACACATTGCTGCGATAACTTCAAACCTGAAGAACATGTAAATGATCTTAACAATCTTGATGAAATTCAAGAGGTTTGGAAATCCTACATGTACAAACGAATCAAAAACAAACAACGTAACTTGAACCGCCTCAAGAAATACGAAAACGAAAATGGACTTCCAACAAGTCTAGAAGTTGCAACCGCTTCTGATGACGACGATACAAAGCTCCATGAAGTTATCGAAGATGAAGGTGCTGATAAGTTTGCTGATTTATTTAGCATGGATTACAAAATCATTGCTGAAATGATTGAATCAGAAACTGTTCTAACAGAACGTGAACGAACCACAATTATCCACAAACTTGGATTATGGGATCAACCTATTCTAAAGAATGTTGAGATTGCTGATATTATCGGAGTTACTAAAGCCGATGTCAAAAATCAATTTGATCGTGGAATCCGTAAATTGCGGGCACGGTTGATCGAACTTGATCCATCTTTAATCTAATGGAGGTACCACATGCCAACTAAAGAAACCACAAAACACAAGAAAGATCAATACGAAGATTTTAATGATCCACGTATTGATACTAGTCGCCCATTGTATTTCCCGACTCCTGCCCACGAGGACATGATGCGAGACTTACGTGACAAACAATTAATCGCCGGAATTGAAGGAGCAGACGACTAATGAATGCTGAAGACCTTGATAAATGTCATCTCACACATAATTTGATTGCACTCGAATACCGAAGTTTTGATCAAAATTATCGTGGTGATGATCCAATTGAAGATACTAAACCACTTCAAGCACTTGAAGTAGAAGAAGCAGAAGAGTTTATAGCCGCAATTATGGGTGACGAAAATAATTCAATTGAAGATCAAATTCGTCATTTAGCAGTTCGTATTGAATACCTTCTACCAGGCGTCAAAGATCTTCCTGAAGAACAATACGAAGAAGTGATGGAAGCTCTTCGGATTATTAACGTAACAATCTGAGATCGAACAATGAATGATCCAGTTTTTGGGAATAGAAGTGTTGAGCAAATAATTAGTGAATTCAAAGATTATCTTGATAAAATGTCTGATGAAGAATTCAACGATATTGTAAAGTTTGCTGAAGCTCTCCCACCAGTCCAAATCATATGTCCGTTTGATCACGAGAATGATATTAACGAGAGTTCATTAACGAGTAAAAAATAGTTAAAAAAGTTTTAAAGATTATTTTACTTTGTTAAATAACATGTTATATTATAATATGATTTGGAATACTTAACCAAAAAGGAGTACCAATGAAAAACGCAACCGCAATGCAACTGGCTCAACTCTGTGATGCCAATACCTTTGAAGCCGCAATCGAATTTGTTGATAAGTTCAACATCACATTCGGAACAAGCATTTCACCAACTGAAGTTGTTCTCGAAATGAACAAGAACGGATACAAGATTCCGGTGAACTTTGAATTCGATCACCTCGAAACTTTCTCTAAGGTTCTTCCATGCGGAGTGAAGGGAAAGAAAATGACTGTACTCGTTACAACAAAATCTGAAATTACTGTCGATCTTTCTAAAGATATTGACCTTCAAATTTTGGCAGAAGTAACTGCTAAGGGTACATCCGAGACCATTAAAAGCATGGTCAAACCAACCAAGAAGAAACGAAAGAAATCAATTACCCGGAAAATTTGGACAGCTGAAGATGATGAACTCGTAATGAGTGATGAAAAAATCTCATTGCTGGCCGAACTTCTTGGTCGGTCCCAACAAGCGGTTTATAATCGCCGCTATAACCTCCGCAAACAAGCTGCTAACGCAGCCGGTAATGGCCCAGTATTTTTGTGTTAAAAAAATTATAAAGATGATTTTACTTTGAATAATTCTATGTTATATTATTATATCAAAGGAATAACTTAACTTAAGGAATGTTAGATGCCTGATAAAATGACTGCAGAAGATCTCATTGCGCATGTTGGAACGGACATTGATCCGCTATTAAAAGCGGGATTATTTCTTGACACAACAGACTTAATGGCACGCAATGGAACACTTAGATTCTGGGATCCAAAAACAGATGAGCTTTACACTCTTAACGAAGCAACTGGTTATGTTCGTCGCTTCACTACAACAAATTCTTACAAGAAACATTTACCGTACCCACTTAATCCCCGTCCGAGTAAGACGGTTACCCACGGACAATTCTTTCAAACGAAGGAACGAGTACTAGGGGATTACATTAGACTTCATGATATTAAAGAACAAGTCAAACGAGTTTTACAAACATTAAGGAGGAGACATGCCGCGCTCAATAAAAACACCTGACGAAATAGCACAAAACGTGCTTAATCAACTAACATGTGCATGTGGCGATATTGCTGCTTGTACTGTAGATTACGATGGTAATATTTTAAGACAATTACCTGGACTTGGAGACTCTCGCTGGACACGTCGAGCACGCCAAGCAAAGGCTGATGGAGTTATTGATCTTCATGGTTGGCTGGCGGATGAAATCTATAACGACTCTGATACAATTCGTGATTATTTAGGAGACTGGATCCACGATAATTGTAATAATGACGTTGAACTCTATAACAAAGTTTGTATTGAGCTTATTCAAATTGGACACTCAGCAGTAAAATCTGCTGCACAAACACTTATAAGGGATTAAGTTAATGAAAGCGCATGATAAACGTGATATCTTTAAAACAGTTGTTGCACGTCTCAACGATTGTAAAACCGAACTTAAAGATATCACGGAAGATCCAGACGATTCTCAATGTAAGGATGTATCATCCTTTAAAAACATGTTTAATGACATGATTGACGACGCTACTTGGTATATGAATCATTATGAGAAAATTGCCGATGCTTGTTGCAAATCATGTGAAAAAGAATTAGATCAAAGATGGATTCATTGTCCATTTTGTGGAACCAAAAGAGCTGCCTAATGTTTATCGCAACAACCTTTATTATACCCGCAATTGTTTTAGCACTACTAGTTGTAGGAATCTTTAAAAGATCAAGACAATTACTTGAAATTAAAGAATTTGAAAAAGAATGTAGTTCATTACATTTCCGAGCGAAAAATATAATGAAAGTTGTTAACAATGATATTGAAATTATTAAGAATGAAAAACGACGAGTATTAGCTGCATGGTCAATGGTAGATCTTTATCACGATTCAGTTAAAATTGGTGATGAAGAAACTATCAAGAAGTGTGGCACTTGGTTTAAAAATTCTAAGAAAGAAAATCTCTTTGACGAGGAATAGATGATGCGAAATCTTTTTAAAGTATTATGGAAAGAGTTTAAAACTCTTGTTGCAATTGCAGGATTATTCTCAGTATTAACTCTTGCTGTTTGGGGTACAGCATATGTTACAGCAAAGCATTGCCGAATACAAGCTGAGAAAGAGAAGCGTATACTTGCCAAAGTATTCTACGAATATCGGTTGAAAAATCCACCGAAGCAAAAGTAAAATAATTTTAAAATAGTTTTTACTTTTTAACTTTTCATGTTATATTATAATATCAAAGAAAATAAGAATAAGGATTATAAAGATGTTCTGTGAAACATGTAAAATGAATGACCGCTTAGTTGAAGGCGATTTCTTTTGTGAAGAATGTAACGAAGCTAAATGCGAAGAGTGTATGTTAAACTGTGAAGCATGTGGTTTCGATCTTTGTGATTCTTGTAATGAAGATTTGGATGTATGTCCACAATGTAAAGAACCTTTAAAATGAAAAATATTGTTTGTTATCTCGTATTGCTCACCATCGCAATTGTAGGTCTTGTTAGATGTGAACAAGTTGAATCAATACTTGGAAGCTACGCATTTTTAATGAGTGCAATTGCGATAGTGATTCTTATTTTTATGGAGATAATAACAATTGCAACTGGAGAAAATAAATGAGAATGCTTGTAACATTTGGTCAAGAACATGCTCATAGAATCAATAACCAAACTCTTGACAAAGATTCAGTGGCAGTAATTAATTGTGATAATTATGATCACGGTCGCAAACTTGCATTTGAATTTTTTGATAACAAATTTCACAATACATATGAAGAAGGAAAAGAACCGTCTAACTTAATGTTCTGGTTCCCACGAGGAAAAATCGAGGTTAATTAATGCCTAAAGTACAAATTGTTAAATATGATATCACGGTTACTGAACCACCATTTACTTTAATTGTTGTTGGTGAGTTTGAATATGATGAACCAATAGATGATCATCTCGGAGAAAAACGCTCAATAATCTTGGCTCGTGAATGTAGAAAACAAGGTTTTGATATGCAGTTTATTACATCAAGTGATGCTGAAGGATATGATCATGATGTTTTTGTTCATCTAACACAAGAAGAATGGCCGCATTGTAGTGATGGTAAATTTAATTGTTTTTGTTCTCGGGATGAAAAACTCTATAATCGATATAACGAATTTAACTATATTGATATTGAGAGTACCAATTTTCCTCCGTGTCCCATTTGTGATAATAATGCAGTTTATCCATCTGAATTTTTCTTTAATAAAGAAGAACCAAATCTTACTTGTATGAAATGTAATTTAAATCTACATTTAGCTGATTGGAAAATATTAGCGGAGCGAGTAGACAGAACAAAGGTTGCAACTATCTAATGGATTATTACGAACAAGAACGCATTAAACAACAAAAATTTGATCGGCAATTTAAAGCTGCTCAACAACGTTACGATAACCAGCTTCCACCTGATTATGAAGATGGCCCTGAATTTGAAGACTATCCCAGCGAATATCGTGGGTGGAAATGTCTTGAATGTCATGAAATTTATTTGGCATCAGAATATGATGATGAACCAACGAAATGTCAATGTTGTTTTGAATGTGCAGATGAATATCCGGATCCTCATCCAGGATTTGAAGAGTACATTGATTATAATGGATTTAATCAGTATCAAAATGATGCTGAAGCCGAAGCTGCATTAGATGCAATGGATTGGTAACATGAAAAAACGAAATAGATATACTCATCGAAATATTTTTGGCAAGGTTATGGAAACTTTCTATAACTTTCATGGAACTGTTGAAGAAGCAGTAGAAATTCTTCGTCCACATCACTGGATCTTAAATGAAATTTATAAGAACAGTCTTGAAGAAGAAACCAAGCTTAGTAAAGAATATGGGTTTGATTCTAAACCTGATACTAGGAGTGGCGAAGAAACATATGGATATAAATCAGACGAAGATATCTTATGTAACCTCTTTTATATCTCAGATCGATGGGGTTGTGCATTTCGTGTCAGATGGATACTTGATTTAATTGATCGTTATGATGAAAACAAGAATAATTCTAAAGACAAAAAAAGTTTTAAAAAAATAATATGAAGTTTATACTTTTTAATGTTTGATGTTATATTATATTATCAAAGGAATAATAGTAAATCCATTATTATTCCCTTTAATTAAAACTGGGCCTCTGCCCACAACATGGAGTAACCACCATGATCAGCAAAGCTGAAGCAATCCAAGCCATCCTGGCTGAAGCCGTCGCCTCCCTTGAGGCTCGTAAAGACAACCTGACATCCGAAGACATCGCCCTCCTCGGCGCTATCTGGCGTTGCAGCTACACCTCCCACACCAACTTCAACAGTGAAGTGGTTGAATCCTTTGGCCGCATCACCAACTACGGTGGCGACCTTCCGATGATCGACGGTCTGACCGAAGAAGAAACCGAAGAGTACACCGCGATCGTTAAGAACGGTCACAAGTGGATCGGTAAGTGGGGCGTAATGCCGGAAATTACCGAACGCCTCGAAGCTGAAGAAGCCGAACGGAAGCGTCTGGAAGAAGAAGCCAAGGCGGAAGCCAAGGTGAAAGCCGAGCAGGAAAAGAAGGAAAAGGAAGAAGCTGAAGCGAAAGCTGCAGCCGAAGCCGAAGCCGAAGAACAATCCGAGCCGGCCCAGACCACGAAGAAAGGCAGCAAAAAGAAGTCTGCCTAACTTCCACACTACCCTGGAATAATTACGGGGTCCAATTGGACCCCGTACTTTAATGGTATCTTAATAAGATATTACTAGTTTTAAACTAGCGTCGCATCATCTTGACTAGTAATATCTTATTAAGATATCATAAGAAGTAGTAGGCTGGTCGAAGCTCTCCAATAGGATGACAATCGCTGGTAAGACTCACTTATGATATCTTAATTAAATCTTAATCAAAAGGAAAGCTACAATGGCTACATGCTTTAGAGTCTATTCAGATGGTAGCAAGAAAAAATTCTCACCGCAATCATTAGCCGACCAAAATGACTGGATTGAATTTAATAAGATCCATCGTTTTGGTTGTGCTTTAGTTGTTGGTGATAGATATATTGATGGCACTGGATATCCAGCTGCTAGACAACATGCGGAACACTTTGTTGAAGAAATGAAAGGATCAGGGTGGTTAACATGACAAATTTAAACTGGCCTTCGACCAACGAACTATTTAACAATTGGTATAAAGGTGATGCTTTTATTGAACCTGCTCAACCTGCTCAACCTGATTGGATAAAGAAGTTTAATGACTTTTGTAATCTATTACCTGAAGCAGATGATTCAGTTCCATATAGTAAAGAATTATACAACCGTATTGAGAAGATTGTTCCCGAACAAATGATTGATTGGATGATTGGTGATGGACCAGGATTTTATGATTGGGCTTTACGTCATCAAACTGAAGTTGAGAAATATGTAGACTTAGTAATCGATACTAAGTTAGAATATGACAAATCTCAAGAAGATTTAAAGAAAGAAGATGTTGAAAGAATGAATAACAACGCTTGGCTACTTACGCAAGAACTTGAAGGATTGGAAGAACATCAATCTACATTACGATCTGTCAATGAACAACTTCAAAGTTCTCATTTACAAATAGCAATTCGAGATATTGATGAAGCAATTGATAGTATCCGAGAAGTAATTGATGAATGTGAGGATGCAGATGAAGAAGCGAATTAAGAAAAAGATGGTCCGTGATGGAATATGTCCTTGTTGTAAAAGTGGTAATGGAATTGCGCATTTTGATTCTACCACTTACAAACGGTTTATGAATGTTTGTACTGATTGTTTTACTTGTTCTATCATTAATGAAAATGGACATATTGAATATGAAGTAAATGAAGAATTTAAAAAGACATGGCAAGAAGCTGAAAAACAACCCATGTCTCCTCAGATGAAAAAGTTCCTAGAAAAATTGGAGGATAATAATGGAAGTAGCAACGACAATAACGAAGATCTTTAAACGTCGAGTTGAAGATATAGACTATGTATTGGATATTCCTCATTGCATGACAAAGGGTGAGTCTATTGGTTGCCCTTGTAATCACGAAACAGTTTGTAATGGTGATGGTGCAGCACGAGAGTTTAACCACGAAGATATGTATGAAATCAAAACAACAGGCTTTCCAAGCTGGTGTCCATTAGAGAATAAAAATGATTGATAATACGCTTAAATTAATTGAACAGGGTAAACTACGAGAGAAAGAACTCTGTAAAGAACAAAAGCTCTGTGATATTTGTAAGCGTCATTTGGCGATTAAGCCACGTATTTGGTTTGGTATTTCATTAGATATTTGTACTGAGTGTATCAAGAGTCACAATATTATTCTTAACCAAAAGGAAAAGTGATATGGACAACAAAACACATGCAAGAATGCGGCATTTTTATCTGTACGCAAAACATCATTACAAAGCTTCTGATGATGTAATGGCTGATCTTAAAGTTATCTATGATGACTTTGTTGGTCACGATTGTGGTGAAGAACGAGACATCATGCACTGGCTTTTGAAACTCGGTTATCTACATATCAAATCTGAACGTGATTTTTCTGAATTTATGAATGACATTCATCCAATGAATGCTTTCCGAGTTGGATGTAGTTCACCTGGATTTATGCAACCATCTGAAGATCCATATTGGACACGAGTAGCCCGAGCTATTCTTTCAAGACTTTTCAATACGACTGTTAATGAAATTGATTTTGATCTCGGTGAACCAGATGAAAGTCTTTTACCACTACGATTTAAACAAGAATTCATTGATGAAATGAATGAAATCGGATTTGAATATGATGGTGATAGTACGTTCACACATAACTATCAATACGAATATACAATTGCTGGTCCAACTACCGCTTTTGTATGTGTCGATTGGATTAATCGTACTGCCAAAGCATATGATGATACTGAAGAAGATAACGAAGAAGTTTGGCACTATGCAAACCTTTACGATGCTATCAGGAATATTAAAGAAATAGCAGAATCAGGAACATTCGATATCAGACAATCATAATAACGAAGATAGTCTAGACTCTAGCACTTAAACTGACATAAATAAAGGAACACATATTATGACAATCGGAGATGTCGTTAAACACAAAGAAACAACCAAGTATAACAATTGGATGGATCAAGTTGATAAACTTCTATCTAAGCAGTTTGGAGTTACTTCCCAACATCTAGAAGATTATATTTGGAGAAATTGTTTCGAAAGTGGATCTTCACCTGCTGAGGCTATTGATGATTTTATCTATGATAATTATCCTGAATTGGCTGATGAAATGGGTATGAACTGATCTTCATAAACTTCCAACTGTACATTTAACCGCTAAACAAAGAGCATTAGCAAAGCTAACTGCTAAAGATAAAGAGGCACCTGGATTATGATTATGTTTGCAAAGGGTGAAGCACGCTACGGCGGTAAAGGTAGTCCTACTGATGATATTACATTAGAAAATACACCAATAAACTGTGGAGAGTATTACTATTTTATGGGTCAAGAGCGTGTTTATGTAAAACAAGTACATCGATCGGAAATGTTTAGTAATCAAGTTATGTGTTTAGTTGCACCTGATGGCGAAAGTTATACGTATATTATTGCTGAATCATTAACTAAGAACGCTGAAGACTTTGACCTTAAAGCTTGGGATGAATATCTTAAACCGTTTAAACAAGCTAGAGAACAGTATGAAGAAGAAAATAAAGACAACCCTGTTATACAGTTTCGTAAAGATTTGAGAGAAGTTAGTAAACA